CCTATAGTTGTAGACGATGTAGCGTACGGTACTTTTCCTGTCGTCAAACCTGAAATACCGACATGCGTATCAACATAATTCTTATCAACCAATGATCTTGCAGTATAATTTGCTGAAAAATCAGAACTGTATTTAGCACCACCAAAAGAACCATTTGAAGAAGTTATCAACATAGAGTTTGCAGTAATGGTGGTACCAGCAGAAGGATCAAGAGCGATTGAATTATTGATTCCAGAACTCCCTGCGGTTAAAGCGGCTTGGGCACTGCTTATATTTATTGAAGTTGTGCCGCCAGATACAGAATTGAAATTGGTAGTGAAATTGAATTGATTGTATTTACTGGTCAGGGCAGAGTAATTATTTGCATCGTTTGTAAATGAATTCGAAAATCTTCCAGTACCGTTTCCAATGACCTGTAAAAAAACTCCATTGGCGGTCAAGTTGGTGTTTGATGTCAATGGTGAACCAAGTCTAAAATCATCACCAACCTTAGTGATGCCATTGGATGCTGTAGAAAATAATTTCCTTTTGGTTCCATTCTCCCACGCTTCCCACAATGGTGACGATGCTTGGGCGTTGTAGAACAACGACCCCCATCCAGATGTATTAACTGCTGTAGTGCTGTCACTCACACGTGATTTTAACACAGTCACAGGAAGTGATCCTGGTTGCGCAAAAAGCCCAATCGAAAAAAATACCAGCAACATGGAAATAATATTTCTCATACGTTCGGCCCGTCTATTCTCATTATCCATTTTCCGTTGGTCTTGTCAAAAAAAGCAGTGGCTATATATTTTCCTTGATCCAAAGGGCTCCATATCTGTGGTCCACTGATCCCCCACCTTGGATCGCTCATCTCGAAGTTAGAAGGGAACGATTGGTCGTACAACCCTCCATTGATCGTGAATATCAATACGAACTGTATCCCGTTACCAGAATTATTGAATGACCATGATTTTGGCCCTGTCACATTTGCATTGGAAACAAATTCTACATTACTGTTCCCTGCAAAATCACATATCACTGGATTTGTTGAAACATTTACGGTAACACTGACCATACCCGTCCCTGGCTGGGGTGCTGGTGTCGATGATGATTGGCCGAAGAACACAAAATAAGGTGTCCCGTTGTAAAGTATCTTTGGCGAATTGGGAAGTGAATTCACATCCGCAGTCCTTATCAGCGTCCTGAGCAATTTGTTGTACACATCATCTGTGATACGATTGACCCCAACGAAATTACCGGATGAATCGTACCTTGTGTAGTACATCATCAGGCGGAACATCTTGGTGGATTTTATCAATTGCCTGCGAAGGTCGTTTGCCTTCCTTGAGTTCATATACCCGTCCGTGAGCATGCGCCCGTACTGAAGACCCATCCTTCCAAGTCTGTCGTAGGCGCCTGCAAGGTAATATGGTGCGTTCACGTACAAAGCCATCAGTTCAGTGCCCCGTAGTTTACTTGGTAATTGGTCAAATCACGTATGATCTCCTCTGCTTCCTGTGGTCTGTTGTTTTTGAGTGCTGAGTATGCAGAGTTGAGCAACGAGTCCATATTGTCCCCTTCCGTATAGTCCTGGTTTGAATCCAGTGTAGTAAGGAAGTTGTCGGCTATCCTTTGGTACTCAAGTCTCATTTTATCCTCGATACGGCATGTATTCAAATCATTCCCTATGGTCAGTACCATCTGCGTGCTTGGGTTTGAAAGTTCGTTCGTGTAAAGAGTGGCCGATGAAATCTGCATCCAATAGGTAGGATTTGGGGGCAAATGGTTTAAATTATTCAATATGCACTTGTAAAAGTTGCTGTCGTTGACATTGAAAATGATGTCACCGACAACATAATTTGCTCCTGAAGACCAGATGTTGACCGTGAAAAGTATTTTCTCGAGCCAACCGTCATCAGTGCTCACCACCGTCCAGTTCGCCACCAGCAATGGGTTTACATTGTCGGGCGAAACGGCCTGCAATGTCCTTACCCCGTTCTTGTCCGTGCGGCTCACGAACAGCACCAATGCCAGCTGGTTCCTTGCGGTGAATGATCCACCGTACACGGTGGCATCATTGTAGACAAACGCGGTGCAATCCACCGCAGATGGCAACTTGGTGATTATGGGAAGTGGATTTGCCATTTATTGGGCTGAAACCAAATCTATTTTCGCTGTCACTGGTTTACCGCTGTCATCGGTTACAACCTGTCCTTTATTGTCCAATACTTCCACTTGCAATGGACTGGCTTTGACGGCCACTGGAACGCCACGTGGCTGCAATATCTTTTTGAGTTCCTCAGTAAGGCGCTTATATGAATTCACGCTTTTTTCATCACGCTTGCCTTTGGCGTCCTTCTTGTCGAAGTACTCGATTAGTCCATCGTATCGGTTCTGTGATATTTCAAGTTCGCATATCACTTCGTCCTTCTTGCCAGTGAATACCCACTGCCGTTTGTTGTTCACGCCCATTTCATCGATGTCGAAAAAGGAAATGATCTGGAAGTATTCAGCATCCATGATCTGGATGCGCCACTTGGACATCTTGTTGTTGCTGGCCTTCAAAAGGATCATTGGGCTGCTCTGTGCCAGACGGAACATGTCCCTGCGCATGATCTCCAGTTCTGAAGTGCCTATTTTTTCCTTTGATGTGGGATCAAGGTTTTCGTAGATGGACTTGAGTTCGTTGATGTCCGCCTTCTTTACCCATTCCATCGCATCGGAAAGGAGATAATGTTTTTCGATTTCCTCTACCGCACGTTTTTTGTTGTTGACGCGATAGAACACTGGAATCTTTGATTTGTCACGGAACGGGTTGTCCCTGTTCCTTGGATGCCTTTCCAAAAAGGCATACGTCCCTTGATGGTTGAAATTCAATGTCAATGCACCGGTTCTTGGAAAATTTACCCGTTCAACTTCCGCCACTGCACGCTGGTTTCCTTTTTCATCGGTATCGAACTTTGTGCCAACGATGTTCTGGATGATCTTCTGTTTCTTGTCGAATGGGTCGGTGATCGTCTCCTGTTTCTTTAAGGCGCGTCTGGGTGAGTTCTGCTTAGGCTTACCTGTTTTTTCATCGATCCTTGAGTAGTCAACATTGTCCACCTCGCATAATTTGTATGTGGCGAACTCGTTTTCCTCCAATGGCTTTACGCGAAGGCGTTCGTTGACTATCTCATTGATTTCGATCGCATTGACTGAATTTTGCATAGACTTTTATTTAAGTGAAAAAGAAAGGCATCTTTCAATGCCTTTCCTTGTTTGGTTACGGCTTGCGTACGATGATGAACTTTTCGCGGTTCCTTACGGCAAGCGATTTGTAGCTTACCATATGGATGTCACGAACCTGTTCGTCACTCGTTGGGTTCGAGCGTGCATCGCCACCTGTCTCATACACCTTGATGTCGCCTTGGATAGTGTGTGGCGCACCTTTTGGAGGTGAATAGTTCAATTGGAGATAAGGCACACTTGAATTGAGTTCTGGGTCTTTTGTGTTACCGCAAGGGATGAAAATACCCATGTTACGGTAAGGCATCGCGCCTGCTCCCAAAGATCCTGCATGTGATAGGATTTCCCATACGTTGAAGTGGAAGGTGATACCACCGATCGCGATGGTAGTGAAATCAAAACTCAATGCCTGTTCTTTCCCGCCATCGAAATAATCGAAGCTGACGCCTGAACTGTTGAACTTGGAAAAGTCAACCAGCCAGTTCTTCATCGACAATGAAAGGTTTCTTCCCAATCCACCGAGATATTCGTCATCCCCGTAGTTGTCATCGATGAGCAATACCATGTCATCGAAATCTGCCATGGTGAAGTCACCGTCATATTCGAAGTTCTGGCCGTTGGTGGTGATCTGAGGGATCAATCCTGTCGCACCAAGCAATGTGTTGCTTGAGGCATCTTGAAGGGTACCGTCATTTGCGGGAGTTAAGAAAAGGTTCAGTTCCTCCTGCATAGCGAAGCGGTCAGCTGTTTCAGCGATACCTTTAACGTACAGGAATTTCTGACCATCATATTCGAACTCCACTTCGTTCTGTTCTGCCCAGTCCGTTACAGAATAACGTTCGCGGCTTGGGTGGATGAAGTTTGAAATCTTCGAGATGTTTGGTACACGCATCTCCGTCTTGAATGATTTCTCTGGCTGTATGTTACCATAGCAGCAAAGTACATCACCAACGGTGGCCGCGGTCTGAACGGCTTGGGCTGCGTTGTAAGGCGCTACCGTCAACACGTGTGCATTTGGCGTTGCCCTGTTGATACTCACGATGTATCCAACGGTTTCATTGACGAACACGCACAATTGTCCTACTACAGGATAACTGTGGGTACCTGAGTCGTAATGGTCGCCTGTCGAAAGCGTGATGAGAACGTTGGAACCTGAGTTGGACTTGGAAGCGATCGTTACCGATGCGTTGAACCAATCCCCTTCCTCATAGAAGTAGAACGTGTGCCTGCGTACCTGTTTGATGGGTTCCATTTTACCATCCAGTTCGCGCAATATTGACAACGCCTTGTACTTGGGCACTTTCATGCCAAGCGCCTTTCGGAAATCACGGTCCAAAATGCCGTATCCTGTTGCAATGGACAGGTTCTCAACCGAGGCCTGTCTTGCTCCTTGACCTGTTAAAGCCATATTTTTTTCAATTTTTTAAGTCAAACAATTTATTTTCTTTGCGAGCCCTTGACGGCATCAGCCATCGTCTGGGCAAAGTTCTTCTTTGGAGCGGCAGGTGCACCGTTCCCGTTTTTGGGAACCACGGTGTTCTTGCGTTCCTGGATTAGCTTGAGTTGGCCTAAGTTGAGTCCGGCACGGTATGCTTCGTCTATTGCACGGTCCACGTTCACGATCTTGTACATGGTGCGCTGATAGGCATCCATGTCAAGTTTACCGTTGATTGTGCAACTCTGTACCACCTGGTCGAGAAGTTTGATCGGGTTCACCAATACGTCCTTGAAAACCGAAACCTCTTCGGTGTTCATCGGAAGCTGAACTGTCTCGTCAGGGCCTTCGCCAAACTGCATGGCAATACCGTCAAAGTCCGACAGGGCAGCGTTTACGTTCTGCTCAAGTTCCTGGATGTTGACCTCTTCCTGCGGAGTTGGCTGTGCGCTCTTTCCGGCTTTCTCGAAGTCTTTCTGGTAATCCAGGATTTTCTGTTCGGCATTGCGTGTTTCCACGTTGAATTCATCTTGCAGCACCAGATTCTCCTCCATTTCGGAGTATTTGCCTGTGTGGCGTGCCTCGAATATCTTGGACGCGGTTTCGCGGCTCAAGTCGGGACGTGCCAGCACGAACGCCTCAAATTGTTTTTCTTTGGGCGATAGCTTTGTGAGATCCAGTGATTGAAGATGCAGGTATTGGCGTGCAGCGCCAAGTTCGTTGCCGTTGAACTCGGGCTTTGTCGCAAATTCGTAGATTTTTCTGGCCTGCTCGGATGGGAACTCCAATTGCTTGTTCTTGAGCTGGACCTTGAGCGATTCGTTTTCCTGTAACAGGCTTGTCACCTGTTCAGGTGTAGATATTCGCCCGTTGGTGGATTCAGACAGGTATGTATTCACGTCCTGCTTGAATTCCTCTTCACCATAGGATAATTCCTCTTCCTTTGGTGCTTGTTGGTTGTTTTCTTCGTTTACCTCAGTGGAATTTTCACCTTCTTCGTTATCCGCAGATTGGGAATTGATGTTTTCGTCCTGATTGTCGGTTTCCTCAGCGGTAGGTGTTTCTTGGTTCGCTTCGGTTTCCACTGGTTCATTACCATCATCAGGCGCATCCGCCACCACTGCATCATCTCCCCCTATTTTCAGTTTTGATGAATCGAAGTTCTGGAATGGATGGCTCATGTTGTTTCTATTTGGTAAACTTTTTCATTATTGGAATAAGTCCAAAAATTGGAATCGTGAACCAAAAGTGGAAAAAAAAATTTAGATTAGCAAAACAGGTAAAACAACTTTGCCACGAATTAAATAACGGAAAACTCAAAGGAATTGAAATAAAAAATGGAGACTTGACAGTCTCCATTTGAATCCTACGAAAAAATGATTTTACTCAGATGGCACAGCCTGCACCCATGTTCCTGTGGTTATGCAGGCAAAATGCGCACGGGTACCTTTTGGAACTGTTACACCCACATTGACTGCATTGCCTAAAATTATTTCTCCAACAGAAGGATATACAGTGATGTCGTTTGCCCCATCGTTCTGCACGACCCTTACTTTGTTTTTGACAGAAGCATCTAACATGGCCCCTGTGCCAGCGGCAGCAGAATTGAATTGCGTATAATATTTTGTTATCACAAACGCAGTTCCTTGGTTGGTGCCTATTGCAGTTTGTGCCGATTGCTTGTCTTGTGCATTGATGTCCGTGCTGCTCTGGGCGACCAATATTTCACTGGGTGACTCGAACACCCTTATTTTTTTTCTTTGCGATCTTACGTCCTGCCCACCGTATTGCAATGTGGAACCCCCTACATATCGCCCACTGCTCGGGTATATCTTGACATCGAATATCCTTGCGTCCTCAAAAAACTTGATCTTTGGTATTCTCAAGTCCTCCTTTGCGGGGCTCATCCTGGCAATAGTAAGAAAGCTCATTGTGGTTTTTGTTTGTCCAAAGTAAACATGAAATAGCGTTATTTCCTATTTTGGGAAACCATTTTCAACGTGCAATTTTTCAAACGATGGGTTTTTGGTGATTTTTTCAGCCTCATTGTAGGTTGATTCGAACAGTAAGTCCCACGCACATATCTTTCCTGGTGCCTCTACAAGGTTCCATCCATTGCGTTTAAAAAGACTGACCCATGCCTCCGTTGGTCTGACGTTCACGTGTCCCCATTGTCTGTCGAATTCCACCGATGATTGATAAGGCGTGCTGCTGAAATATAAGTATTTCATGCTCTCCGATAGTTTCCTTACAAAACTGTCCCACCATTCGTCTGGCATGTCGATGTGCTCAAACACCTCGATAGAAATACCTAAGTCTGTTTTCTCGATCGTGAGTTCATCTAGGTTTTCCATTGCGAAATCACATTTCATGATGCAGTCAGAGAACACGGGGTTTCTCTCTCGGAAGTAGTCGATAAAGTAGTCGTTTATCTCAAGACCAATCGAAGGCACGTTTGACATCAGGAACCGCTCAAGCATGGGACCAGGGCCGCATCCGAACTCTATCATGGACTCAGGCGACAGTTTATTGATGAGCCAGTCCGCCACGGCATGGTGACCGTTTTTATAGTTCTCATTCTCCTGTATGTAGCCGTTGAGCAGTGCATATTCGAAGAACCTCTTACCATCCCAAGGGGTTGCTTCGATTACATTTGGCGAAAACAATTTATGCCCTCTGGATAGTTTGTACATGATTTCCTTTCGTACGGTGTTTACATTGTCAAGGCCTGGAAGGTGCTCTATGCTTTCGATGTACAGTTCATGTCTTATTTTCGGATTCTCCGCAAGTGTCGAAAAAGTGTCTATAAAATCCTGTACACCTTCGAATACGGCACATCCCTTGGAGGCATCGAACACTGGTAAAGCGGAGGCCATCACCGTGGCCCCTGCCAAGGTACCTTCCTGCCAACTGATTGCACTCTTTGCCCTGTTGAAATGGTTGTCCTCCAACGGAACCACCATGATCTCCGGCCTGATCTGCATTAGATGCGAAAAATACGCCATCAGGTTGGTGAACTCGTAATGCAATATGCGTTTTGAGTTATAGTTCCTTTCCAGCATCCAGTCGAACTTGTGGCCGTAGAACACCCATGTGTACTCGGGATATTTTTCGAAACAATGAAGCATGGCCTCTTTGTAGACCTCTGCATCGCGTGCATGCGTGTCCCCTCCCCTCCACAATACTGTCTTGGTGCGTTCGATATTTTTGGGACTGAATATGGAGAAATCCACCGCGTTAGGTACCACAATAATTTCCGCCTGATGCGGAAGTTCCAGCAATGATTTTTTGATGTACTCCGTGCTCACGGTTATCATGTCCGCTTTGGCAATGCACTCCCTGATGTACGCCTGACGTTGCGTGTCCGCATACAGGTCGTGCCTGGGGTTTGTGCTAGGTATCTTGATGTAGTCATCATCGTAATCTATCCATACTGGCTTGTTGGAACGCTTGGCCATCTCGATGATGCCAAGGCAGATGTTCGTGCTGGGACGTTGCAGAAAGACAACATCGATGTTCTGCAACGTATGCCAGTTATATTCGAATCCGGCACTTCCGTTAATGACCTTGATGTCGTTGTTGGTTTTGGCCAGTCTATTGAAAGGACCGAATCCGCGATAGAAGCTGGTCGCATCTGCCGCAATTGGACAGTGAATCAATATTTCCATGTTATGTGGTTTGGTTTCCACAAATATAAAAAAAGGGGCTTTATCAAAGCCCCTGATTTCAAACTAAAACCAATGGTTACATGTACGCTGAAGCGGACTTCCATGCGTTGGAGGCACTCGCGATGAAGTGCAGCCGTTGAAGAGAACCGCAAGTTACAGGTGCATTGGATGCTCCTGCATCGATGAACTCGCTTGCCGCAGGGTATACGCTGATCGCAGCGGATGCCGCGTTCTTCACCACGAACGCACCACCGTTGTTGAACTTGGTGGACGCAGGCGGAAGGATGATCCCTGCCTGTGAACCTGCCGTCATGGAGGTCACGGAGTTGAAGTAGGCGGTAAGTCCACCCACTGGCAACGCTGCCGCCTGAGTGGTGCCTGAAGCCGCAAGGTTGGCCGATGCGTCCGCGCCCACGGTAAGTCCCAATGCCAATTTCTGGGCGTTGTCGTAGTCCTGTGGCGTTTCCGCGATACGGTATTTCTTGTAGGGCCGCTGCGAGGTGCCGTACAGTACTGTGCAACCGAGCTTGAACGGTTTCACTTTGACTATGTTGATGGTCTCAAGCTGGACCATCTTCGGCTGCGTAAGGTCGATGTTCTTCGAGGGGCTTTCGCGTTTTGCCGTTAAAATTACCTGTGCCATCGTTTTTTTGGGTTAAACGTAACTCTGTTCTCCATTTTGGAGACTCTGGCACTAAGTAAAACCAATTTTGGAAATATTCCTAAATTTGGAAAGTGTTTTGTTTTGGGAAAATTAATTTCCTATCCGTTGCAGCTTTTTGATGGCATTCCTGCGGTTGAGCGCCTGGAAATAGATGCAGCCTTTTTTGCGCTCGAGTATCTTGTGGGTCTGCCTTTTGTGCTTTTTTAGGTGCATCCCTTCAGTTATAACCGATGAAAAATTGGCTTCTTCCAGTATTTTTGTTTCAGGGTCATACTCAAACAAGGTCAAGCCTCTCTGCACTACCATCTGTCCCAGCAAAGTCTGTTTTTTGACTTCGCGTACTTCGGTTGTTTTATCAGGCGTTGGTAATTCGTCAAACTCTTTCATGGATTTTGTTTTAAATATCTAAGTATCCAGCATATCACATCGATCGTCCAGCCGTTTCCGCACATTTTGTACTGCTGTGTCTCACTTACTCCTGAACCTTCGAAGTAATTGTCGGGGCAGGTCTGTAACCTCAAACATTCCTTGGGTGTGAACCGCCTGATGCGCATGTCGTATTCGACATTGTTAGTGTTCGGTGCAGAGTCAAGGCAATATGTTTTGCCATCGGTTCTTTTCAGTGGACCTGTTCCGCCTTGTTTTTTTCCGCCTGTACGTGGAAGTCCGTGATGGACGACAATATGGTTATTATGCTCGAATGAATTTGAAGAAAGTGTTGGTGATTTTTCGTGGTGTTCACCTCCCTTGTTTTTTCCTCTACCTCGTTGAACAACAATTTTATGAATACCATTTATATCCGCTGTGATAGCAGGAGATTTATGGTTTGGGTCATATACCCTATTTTGCTGGAACGGTTGTTTGCCACCGCTCTCTTTACTGTTGTTCAACTGGATTATCATGTTGTCCTTTTGAACTGTTGAAAGAGTCCCGATTTTTTGATCGAACCTTGGTTCGATCATCTGCTCTGTCTCCAAACCTGAAACGCGACTTTTTGGATTGTCAGGATTGCGTCCACGGATTGCGACAACCATGGTGCGAGCACCATGGTTGTCGTGTCCCTTGAAATAATTCGCATCGATGTTAAGTGACTTATCACCTATTTCACGTAAACCATTCACATCATTGACCGCTATAAAATTGCCTTTGTAGTTAGCGTACTGTCTTGAAAGAAGCGGGATGCTTTTCTCAGGGTTTATCTTTGAAAATCCTTTCTTTAGGTCGGAAGACAACAGTAATCTGTTCAATGCCTTTTCGCTCAGGTAATATTTTTCATCAACTTCGTCTTCCAAGATGTCATTCACTATTATCTTTCTGTCCTTGGGTTGCTGTATTATAGATTCAAGGTGACCGAACAACCCGGTTCGGCTCAAGCCAATGTTCGTCCAATAAAGCCTTTCCCTGTTCTGTGCCGATACCAATGTGGAATTTATAAGTATCGGATTTACGCCCAGTGCTTTTGAGATGACAAGTTCATGCTCTTTCTCCATCTTCACGTTCTCAAGGATGAAAAGCAATTCGGGATTCTTTTCCCCGCATTCTTTCAAAATCCTTACGAACTCAAAGAACAATTTGCTTCTTGGGTCGTTGAAATTGAGCATCTTTCCGGCAAAACTGAAACCCTGACAAGGTGACCCTGCGCCTATGAAGTTTATTATAGGCAAATCATGTCCGCTTACTTTTGTGACATCACCAATCTGGATTGTATCAGGAAAATTGTGCTGAGTTGCTTTGATCGCGTGTTTGTCGATCTCGCTGGCATAGTATTTTTTATAAGAGATACCCGAACGCTGCAAGGCAATCTGTAGGCAACTCATACCATCGAAAAGGCTCAGTATGTTCTCGAAGGAAATCATCTGAACCGTTTGACAACCTTCCACCAAATCCCCTTGACCAACATCCTTGCCATCCTGCACACCTTGTAAAAATATTCCCACAGCAAAGCAATAACAAGGCTGACCTGACCAATGACAGGAATGGAAAAAAACAACACTAAGGCGAACGTCTCGTTGTGCATTCGCACCGTGTGCTCATCATCCCTATAGTCGAACCTAAAATCTATTTCCGTTTTGCTTTTCATAATCTTGTTTTTAAAATAAGGGCAGGACCATCAACCTGCCCAAGGGTTCCAGACCCCACCTAAACATTCACTAAATAGTTAACCTGTAAATACTGCCGCAAACGTCCGATGGTTTTGCGCAGCAGACAGCGGACACAATCCGCCAGTTTTTTTTCAAATGCGTTCCAAATCGCAAAGAACGCTTTCAAGTTCGGACAACTGGCTTCTGAACTTGTCGTGCAGTTTGTTTAGGTCTTCGATTTTACTGCATATTTTCAGTTCTTTTTTGTCTGAGTCATTTACAGTTTTGGGCACATCACCCCGAAACCTTATAGCTATTTTTTCCGCTCGCGAGATACAATTATTGAGTCTATCAACTTGATTGTACATATTCGATTCAAAGGCATCTATTGCCAATGATTCAACTGCTTGTGATCCTTGTGGTAGTGCCATATTTATTTTGTTCGGTTTGCGCCGTTCCGCGCTTTTAGTTTCATTTTGAATTAATAACCTGTCCATATTCATCAAATGGCCTTTTATTTAAAAGACTTTCAAAACTTGGAATGAACAATGAACAACCTCTAGGTTTTATTTTACTAATCGCATAAACATTGGGTGTCATCCACATGTTGTACAGTTCTTTTTCGTTTTTATCTTCAAACATTGGCATTGGAATAATCCTTCCGATTTGTTGCTGATAATACTTTGCAACCTGATATTGTAATTCAAGTTGTGCATCTATCACTGATCCGCGTTCCATTTTTTATATGTTTTAATTTCCTACGATCAAATCCCAGTGATGATAAACCCCGATGCCAACTCCGATCATCCACAGCCTGAAAAAAATCTCTCCCCATGGTGGAATCCTGTCCCACATTTTGTCCGTCCATGCCCTGTTCGGGTTGCTGGGCTCACCGTGGTAGAAAAAAGGTTTCCTGTTGAACAAGTTCCACAGATAATCGAACAACGCGAAGTGTATGCACAGCGAATATATCGCGAAACGGTAGAACGGGATTTCCCAAATCAACTGGTTCATAAAACCGATCATCACAGATACGCCTATGGTGGCCAATGCCGAAAACCAATGGTGTATAGCATGTTTCGTTTTCTGTTTGTGCATGTCCATCATCAGGTGCATGACGGTTGCTACAAGTAAAAGAACATAGGTGGTGAACATATATTTTTTGGTTTAAAATGGTGCAGGTTCGTCTTTGTCTGGATATGGTAATCTGATTCCGCTGTTCAATGGTTTTAAATTTTGTGGTATCTCCTGTTTCACCGGCATCGAATCCCAGTCGGTGACTTTGGTGTATTTGCCGATGAACTTCAATGGGATAGTGTCAAGTGAACCGTTACGGTGTTTTGCAATGATTACCTCCATAACTCCTTGCGTGGAATTGCCTTCGTCATCTTGCATTATTTTATAATATTCGGCCCGGTACAGGAAAAGGACTATATCTGCGTCCTGTTCAAGGTTTCCCGATTCCCTCAAGTCTGCCAATGTGGGACGCTTGTCACCTCCCCTTGTTTCCACCGCCCTGCTCAATTGCGATAAGGCGATCACAGGTACGTTGAGTTCTTTGGCGACACGCTTTAGCATAGATGAAATACTGCCTATTTCCTGATCCCTTGTACCGCCTTTTTCGCCCTGCATCAACTGCACGTAATCGACATAAAGTATTTTAGCGCCTTCTTCTTTCACCATCTTTCTTGCGCGTGCCCTGAACTCGATGATCGACAATGACGGGGTGTCGTCTATAAGCATCAATGAATCCTGTATTTTTTGGCTTGCATCACCCATCTGGTACAGTTCCTCATCGGAAAAATAATTCTTGAGAATACGTTCATTGCTTACATTTGATTCTGAACTGTGGGCACGCGCCATCAATTGCCGTTCGGACATCTCCAAGGAGAATATTCCGACAGGTATTTGGAACCTGATGCACTGGTTCAGGGCACTGGACAAAAGCCACCCTGTCTTGCCAACGCCGGGCCGGGCGGCGACCAAAATCAGGTCACTGTTCTGGAAACCGGCAAGCACATGGTCCAACCTTTGGAAGCCAGAAGGCACGCCAGTGATCCCTTTCCTGTCACGTTGATCCACCAGATTTTTAAGGAATTTCTTTGCCGCGTCACGGCTCCTGACCATGTTGCCCTTGAGGTACTGACCTCCAACCTTGTCGAACTTCGCCTGAGTGTTGCCGAGCAATTCTATAGCATCGCTTGTATCATCATAGGCATCATGGTGAAGGTACGATGCAATACCTATCATCTGCCGTTTGATGGAATATTCGATTATCAGGCGTGCATGGTATTCGATGTTGGCCGCAGAGGCAATCTTTGATGTGAGCTCGGCGATGTAGAATGCACCTCCTGCAACCTCTATTTTTCCGTTGGTCCTGAGCTTAGCCACCACCGTACGCATGTCGATGGGCTCCGATGATTTGAACAGTTGCAGACAGGCGTTGTAAATCTCCTTGTGCTGGTCACTGTAGAAATCATCGGGTTGTAGCAGTTCGACAATCTGCGGGAACGCATTTGATTCCATCATTACCGCGCCTAAGATTGCCTCCTCCAGTTCCAAAGATTGCGGCGGCATCTTGCCGAGTCCTTGGGAAATATCACGTACCAGTTCACGGCTTTTTTCGCCTTCAAAAGCCGTACTGAGTCTGTATGGAGTGCTCCTTTGATTCATTTATATTAAAGCCGTGTTTTTTTTATTTCTCTGGTTCCCTTTCGAATCGTTCCATGTTTTTGAACACCGATGGAGGGGCGACAACACCCTGAACGCCGTTCTTTGGCGGCCTGTAAGGTTTCCCTTTGTTCATTTCCGCCTTTTCAAGATAACCAATAAATTTTCCACTGAGCAATGTTTCAGGATCGAAATATTCGAACGTGCTTGTCCCGAACCATTCCTTGGCCTTGTACTCGAAGGCGAAACTGCACGCCGCCAAAAAATCACGCCCAGGCCAATGTGAATTGAATTTCTTGAGGCATCTGGCAACTGCTTTTTTCCTATCCTCGGTGATTTTGTATTCACGAAGTTTTTGGTTAAGGTATTTCTCGCGTATGCCTTTTATGATTCCCAAAACAAACTCGGTTTTGTCTTTCGTCATTTCTTTTGAAATGACAGTAGTATTATTTGTAGTATCCTTATCAGGTATTGTAGTAGTATTATTTGTCGGATTTTTTTCCGAACCAAACTCGGAAATTTCTCCGACTTGGCTCGGATTTTTTTCCACGTTGTCGGATTTTTTTCCGAGTTTGCCCCATTCCTTGGCTTTGTCTGTAAGTTGAATAAAATCCTTCTTTCCGACCTTCATCAGCACTATTAATCCTGCTTGTTCAAGTTGCTTATAATACCTGTACATCGTGTCTATTTTATCGGTCAATAACGGGAGTTCCTCAATTGCTTTATTTCTTGAGGCGAAGAAGAATGTTTCATTGTTGATTATTACTTTCTCAGCCCAACTTGGCAAAGAATAAATCCATTCAAAAAGATATGCTTGTTGGATTGACAATTGCCATCTTTTTGCTGTTACGTTATCGATCGATGAAGTGAACCTCATTCAAATACCAATTCTTTTTAAAAATTAAAATCCTTGATAAACTGAATGGTCTTCTTCATTCAGATCAAACCATTCGCCACGAACTCTTTTGTGTTTAAAAATTTTGTGCAATTCTTTTTCTATAGAACTTTCGCAATGTGGACTGACAAAAAATAACTCAATGGAAGATTTGTCTGAGATAAGTGTTTTTTCACGTTGTTGTGGTTTAAAACTACGACCTATTTTTGTATGTCCTGTGGACTTGTCGTACATCAAATAAACGTGAGTAAAATGAGTGGATTGAAACTTTTTTATTGGTTCACCATGGAAAGCAGCCATTTCATCACGATAGCCTTGTAATTTTGCCACCAACCAATCAAGATCAGATACAACATCTTCAAAATCAGAATGATGTATCCCTACAATTTTACTGTACTCAAATACCAGATCAAGTCTTAAAACAGATGTTTTCTCAATGTTTCTCCAAATATTTAACGGTCTTTTTGGTTCCATATATCAATGACTAGTTGAAACAATTTTCCTCTCCGATCCCACCAAAACAAGGTAACATTCGGCATCGGCACGGACATCGCCTTCGCAATAATCGGTTATTTTTTTAAATGCTTCCTGTTCGACATCGAAGGCAAGTTCATCGCTTTTTACATCACGGTAAAAAATTTCCGCAACCTTGCTTCCATCCATTTCACCTTTAGGCGAATCGACCCCTAGCGTGTTGCACAAAAGATCAAGTGAGCACTTGTACTTGAACTGACCCGCTGCCCATATTTCCATTGTGTCCTTCCATGTGAGTTCCCACGGTTTTTTCGAGCCGATGTTGAGTATCGCAGGTAATTTGATCCGATTGGCCAGATAGCGCCTTGTCAAAAACGGAGCATCGAAGTCTTTGATGTTGTGCCCGACAAGTGAATAGTTTGGTATTTTATCCAAGACAACCGCCAATTCACTCAGGACGGTGCTTTCGTTCCTGTTGATGATGGAATGCAGTTTGAGGTTGAGCCCGTCAGCAGTCTCGGAAAGCAGTCCCATGGACACGCAGGCAACACGGGAGAATTCTGCATAGAGTGCTGCGTTTTCTTTCCAAATGATGTTTAATTTTTCATCATAGGACATGTTCCTTGTGCAACGAATACCAGCTATTTCAACAATCTGTTCTTGGTTCGGTATTTCAACTATTTTGTGACCTAATTTTTTAATGAAAAGATGCTTCGTGCGTTCATCCAACAGTTCGAAGTCCTTGACCATTGGTACTGTTTCTATATCTAGAAACAAAAGGTTAATGTAGTACTCCATTGGAAAGTGTTTTTATTCCGTCAGATATATTTTCATGGATACGCTTGGCTTCAACCTCTAGATTTGACAATCTCTTTTTGAAGTTTTCAAGTCCGTCATTGTTCATTATGAACTTTACTGCATCACCCATTTTTGATGGTTTGTAACCATTCCATTGTGTTGAATGGAGGTCGATCCCTGAAGACTCCTTGAAGTCGTTCATGATTTTTGTGAGTCTATCGTTCTCTTCGTGTAGACGTTTCAATTCCCACTCCTTGCTTATTTTGGTGGATTCCTTTTGCTTTTCAATTTCGTCTTTTATAGAATCACGATGGACAAATTCAGTTTTATCTACTGCTCGCTTCAACATCGAGCACATGAAATGCCTGCTGACCTGTTTTGGTTCTAATTTTGGCGCTTCCTTTTTAACAAATACTTTTTCGTTTTTGATTGTCATCCATCCCCATGAAATTGGGATTTCTTCAATCTTGGCCACGTTGTCGTCAGAAGTTAGTAACCAGAAATAATCGCAGTACTGGAAAATATTTTCGGCCTTCTGTGGTTTTTTGAGTTCCGACAGCCAGTCGCTCCTGAAACTTTTCAGTTCTATTCCATTGATCGCCAGGCCACGCGATGGCCAAAGATTGACAGCGATAAAATCAGCCGATCTGGAACGATGAAAGCCGGCTGCATCACTGACTTCTTGCATCAAAGCATATTCGTTTGGCGGAAAGCGTTTTTGTAAAATTTCCCAGGTATTCATAATGAGATTTCTATTTCCTCACGTGTCTGTTCGTACCAATTTATATCGTACTGAACCTTTTCCTGAAACTCATCTATGCTTTTCAGGTCGGATTCATTATCATGCCTCAACTGCCAATAAAGCCTTCTCAATACCCTGTCGCAGGCACGTATCCTTCGCTGCTGATAACTCAGGCGGCTCATTCAGGACTGCCAGTATCTGTTGGATCATCGACATCTTCCAGTTGACGCATTGCCTTGAAAAGCAGATCACCTGCTTTCTTGTGGACTTCGGCAAAATGCTTTTCGTCTTTTATCTTATGCGCGAGGAACATCTGTTCCACGTAGTTTGCCGCAGCGTCTATTTTTTCATAGACTGTTTTAGGGTCGTTCATTTCTATACTCATACGAATTCAAGTTCAAAATTCATTCCTTCCTCCTTGTGGATGGCCTCGACAATGTCGAAGATCAAATCGTTGTAGTCAATGGTCAAATCCTTCTGTATGTCGAAGACATGGATTATTTTCTGTTTGTCGAACCAATGCTCGAAGACGGCATAACCCACTCTCACTTCATGCTTTTGTTCGTTGGCATCGAATGCTATCGCGGTGATCGCTTTTTCCGTGGGCGATGAAAGTATTTCCTTTCCTATTTCCTCTACGATGGTCATTTGCAGATTGCTTTTATCCTGTTCTTTGGTTTGTCCAGTCCTAATACTTCGTTCAAGCGGTCGCCTGAATACCATTCGTTCGAAATGAACCTTTTCTTTTGCGGTTCCCCATAGACTAGTATGTGGACTCCCTTGACGGTAGGGACAAAAAGTTTGTTGTCGATATGGTTCATTTTACTGTCAATGATGACTCAGGAGCAAATCCATAATGATACCCAAGTATTCCTTTTGCAAGTAACAATCCCTCTACAGCAAGCCAGTCAACAAATGGTCTGTCAGATATTTTTTTGTCTGTCAACAAAGGACATCCCAGTGCGGCATCATCGATGTAAAGATTGGCATAGCATTTATTGCTCGAAGTCCATAACGATTGTTCTGGATTGTACTGTATGCCGTGGAGTTTTATTTCGTTGCGCAGAAACCATTGAACGGCAGCCTCAAGATGTACTCTGTCGCGCATGGTGTAAAGTATCAATAGATGACCTTCTTTCACCAGTCTTTTAAGTACAGGGGCAGCACCTATGTCCTTGCCTTCATTGGGGAATTCATGGGTGACGCACGTGCCGTCAAAATCAATTGCTATGAGCATAGGGAATGAGTTTTGGTTTATGGTCTTTGATGTACACCATAGCACGTGGATGCCAAGGTGTACCGTTTGCGTTCTTGCCGAAGCATTTCCCATTGGGAAAGTTTTCAACTACCTGCTTAGCGCGCCATTCGATGTTCTTGAATGTGCCCCAGCAGAATATTATCTCTTGAACGGAATAGGCTGTTATTTTAAGCCATGCAAGGTCTGATTCAAATGAGTAAAATGACTTCTCGAAAAGTTCTTTTGGCTTAGGCGTGATGTATGTCCATAGGTTGCACATCTTGAATCCACCGAATCCGAGTTCGCCAAGTTTTTTGATTAGCAAGTGGATGGTGGCATCGTCTTTAGAATCATCACCCTTGCTTGGATTCAATCCAATACACATCGCCAAAGGTTTGTTTTCGTCCCACACCCTTGTGAGCACGAACCTTCTTTTTTTGTCGTCTGAAAACTCTGCGTGTCGGATCATACGAACTTGATAAGTTTTTTCTGTTCCTCTTTGAGAAAACCGATGCCTTGTTTGCCTTTGAAGAGGAAAGGTTTGATTCTCCTTACATCAGTGAAATGGAGTCCCCACAAAGTGTAAGGCTGGATGTCATTGTTCTCATCGATGTCGAAGTCTATGTAGGCGAGACTTTTTTCCTCTTGCGTGAGTTTCTTGACTTGCGTCAGTTCACCGAGTGCCAATGCGTGGCCCGTCAACGTACTTGTCTCCTCGCGCGAAATGATATTCCTTGCCTTTTGGTGCCATTGCCCAGACAATCGCCTGAACTCCTCTACGGTATATTCCTTTTTGGTGGAGTAAATCAGATAAGTCCCCAATGGGAAAGGTGGCTTCTTTCCGTTCTCCACCCATCTACTTTCTATTTTTCCGTGGAGCATCAATGAGGCGTATGGTTGGTAAAGACCAAGTGTGCGTATCAAATTCATTTTTTTCTATTTTTATATTTCTGCATCTGCGCAGGAAAAAAAGCACCTAAAACTTTCCAACAAGAATTATAAAATTCTTTCTCATCACAAGGGATGGCATATCCATAAGGCATGTAATTGCTATAAAAAGTAGTTTGTGAAATGAGATAAATACCAATTGAATTTGATCTTCCTCTTCTTGTTTCACTTCCAGATGACTCAAGGCATTGCAAGACATTGAAATCAGAAACGGAGACACGGAAGAACCTTATGCCATGATATTGCTGATGCCTAGGAGCAATTTTGAAGTACTGATATTGAATTGAAAAATTACTCATGTCAATAATTTTTAAAAACTAAAGGAGCGCCTTTCAAAGACCTACGATGGTTCTCTAGCGCACGCTTTGGCTATCTTTCAGCATCGACCACACAGCCCGCAAACTTCTTTTTCAATTGGAGAGTGTTTTTACCACTATCCTCCATAGACTTTTTACGACCGAGTTTTAACGTTACCATCCCGAAACTGTCAGAGTGAGAAAGTGTCCAGGTTCTTCGCCTGTAACTTATCATCCTCAATTTTCTAGCCTCTCGTTCGCGCCTACCTAAATGTGTATTCATTAGAATTGCAAGTCTGCCGCGTTATCTCAATTGCTTACTTTTGATGCGCGACTCCCTTAGTTTTATTTTTTTATAGTGTTCAACTTCAACGGTAACTGCTTCATCCTTTTTTCCTCCTCGCGTATTTTTTCAAGACCTTCGTTTATCTTCCGCCTGAGCCATGCCGCCTTCCTTCTCCAAATTTTCAACTGGGCTGGGCTTTGATGAACCTTGTCGTCCAGTTTTGATTTTATGCGCTGCAGTTCTTCAACCAAGTTCATAGGCATAAAAAAACATCGAACCCGATAAATCCAAGGAGGTTGACGGAGTCACTCGCCAAGCCATCCCCAAAAGTATCGGGTTCGATGGTATAAATGTCTTGGATTTTGGTGACTCTATCAAAACCATGTACCAAACGTAGAACAAATTCTACACTTTCAAAATTATTTTGTCAACATTTTATCCACACGACTCTGATTTAGTGTGTATCTTATTGTATTTCAAATGATAAATTCCCAATTTTGAGTCCTAATATTTTTTACTTAAAACAAAAAACATGACACAGGAACACATCGATGAACTGGAAGCACGCAAACTGGCCGAGGCTTTCAGGGATGCCAAAGTACTTGAAAGACTTGAGGCATTGGAAGCCAAAATTGGGTTGGCCAAGGAAACGCCTACAGAAAAGTTAGATCCACAAGACGAAACCAAGGCACCTTCTGCCAACGAACCCGAAGGCAATTAAACAAAAAGGATGCAACCACTACGGAGCATCCTTTTTTATTTATATCGTATTATTAATTGGCGTGACCTGCTGGCACACCTGCACTTCCTATCCATCCATGCCATTGGCAATGTCCTGCATTAATTAAAATTGAAGGAGATAATTGTAAATCGTTCAATCCAGTTCCGCCAATTATATCCCATTTTGCGGGTTGTCCTTCACTGTTTCTTGATACACATTCATCAGATACATTCCTGTTTTCAAATGAAATGCAAATACTGTGTGTACCGATTGGGCCATTATTGTTTTTGAAACACAAAGGACATAAGAACATTATCCCTTGCGCCTCAGACAATAACTCAGTTGGAATCAATACCCAAGTTTCAAATCCGCCATACTGATAACTGCCATCAGGCATCAGTCGGCCATGACCTGATCCTGCTATTCTTTTTTCATAGCGAATGAAATAGGCTTCTAATTCTTTAAGAGTCATATTATCACGCCCTCACTTGAACCTTGCTTCCCTCTTTTTTCGACTGCGCCAAGATATTCGCCTTGGTCAAGTCCCCTTTCACTTTCATCTCCGTCTGCAACAGTGCAAGGTATGTCTGGTTTTCCTCTGCGGTCAGTTCCATCCCTTTGGTAAGTTTTGCCAGCATCATGTCGATCACACCTTTTTCCCTAATTACTGCTATCTCGGATTCAGTGTCGATGTTCTTTTTCTCTTTGTACGATTGCAAATCCAAAAACATGCTTTTCTGTTTCTCCTGCTCGAGTGCAACCGCGGTCTGGGTGTTGCCTTGTGCCTGCGCGTTCATCTTCTCTATTTCCATCTGCTGCAACTCAGCCTCGCGTTGTCTTCTCTTTTGGGCGAGCAGTTGGTATGCCCTCCAAATGTTCTTTTCGTTCTCGATCAGGAACGCGTCCTCAGGCAATAATACCCCTCCGTTGGTCTTCAACGAAGCCACCACATAATCGTGCAGGTTGGCCCTCATCTCCTCGGTGATACCTGCGTCTATACTGATGGCAAGATCCATCAACGCAAGACGTTTGGTATCGATAAAGAACGCATGTGAATCGCTCCCCAATGCCAATTCCTTGCCCTTGCTGCGTCCCATCATTTCGGCATCTGGCACCAATAAAGCCACACGTCTAGCGGTGTTCTCATAAATATTTATGAACCCGTGGTACATGTCGCCAAGGGCATTATCACTGTTGGCAACCGCTGTCTCGGCAACGAACTTACCTGTCTTTGTAGGCGGCAGGCTGCTGTCTGTGACTTCGTTCAATCCGATGATCCCGCGCATGATGTCTATGTCACGGATGATGAAGTCAAGATGCTGAACTGCCGCCTCAGAGATACCGCCCTTGATGTTCTCCAATGGCTTATAAGGATAAGGCCTTCCGTTCGGGTCTGTTCCCACGTACACGAACGAACCTGTCTCCGCGTACATCTGGAGCAAATCCTGCATCTTGAACTTCTTATTGCCTATCTCCACCATACCTAAGGCGCGTCTTTCGATCGCTAGTCCATCGGGTTTTGATTTGGCGATGTGGTGCTGGTATTGCAGCCAGTTCACCTGTATGTTGTCCAGCAAAGGCTCGCACTGCCTCATGATGCTGTCGAAGTCCATGGTGTACATGGTGGAACTCAGCATGCAGTCGTTGATGCTGCCAACGGCACGGATCATGTTGGACTTGCGTCCGTAGTTGAAAATGTAGTCCGTGTCGCAGATCCACTCAGCCCCGTACACGTTATTGACGGTATCACGGATGATGGTCCTTTCCTCTCCTTTGGTGGCATAGAAAGTCTGGTATTCGGCATCGGTCAGACCTTTTTTGTTGAGCCATTGCGGGTTGTCACGTTTCTGGAAGGTGGTGTTCCCTTTGCTGTTCTTGGTCTTCACGTAGGCGATGTCGTCCGCTGAATACCATTCAGCATCCAGTATCGTAACTTTTTCGTGGTCCCAAGGGTAGCGGTTCCAAGTAAGGAAATAACTCTGTGCCCCGATTGCGGTGTAATCGCGTCCGCTGGTCTTCGAGGCGATCTTTGCCAGGTCCTCATCGGTGAAAGTACCTGCCGGCACGCTGGCCCTCAATTCCGACAAAGTAACCTGACGGTAATCCCCTATCCTGTTTAGGTCGGAAAAATCGTTGTTGATGCAGCTGTTGCAGATCGTCTGTTCCGGAATCCTGCGCCTGATGCGTATGCGTCCGATCTGGTCTATGAAAATCTTTGTTGAGGCGATACCAACTTCTATCAGGTCATCAAGAATCTGGTCCTCCAACTGCTTCCAGTCGCTCTGCAAAAAGGCCATGTCCACCTGGTCCTGCATGTACATAACGTATTTGTTCTTGGGGTACATGTCCTGGTACATCTTGATCTGGTCGGTATTCTCAGGCGTTGGTTGCCCTTTTTCGAAAGGCACCTGCGGTTTGTAGCCATGCACGTTCTTGGCCACGCTTTCGTGGAAGTCCCTGTTCACGAGCCATTCGGTGATCGTTGCGCGTTGGTCCTCGATCTCCTTCGCAGAGGTCTGGTCGATCGCCGAAATAACAATCTCACGGGGGATCTTCTTCAGGCGGTTCTTGATGACCTTCTTGAAACGAGGGAAAACGGCAAGTATATTCCAGTCAAGGTTGCGCCAGCTCATGTCCTTCTTGCCGTGGCGCTTGCGTGTCCCTAGCAAATCCTTGTACTGATCGATCGGCTGTTTGCCACGTGCGTACATGCGCCATTCCTGATATTGTTGATACGCCCAGCGGAGTATCTGGGAATTGCCCGTGGTGTACTCGCGGTTGAACGCCTTCATGTATTGCAAGCACCACTTTTTGTCCTTTTTCTCGGGCGGTACCTGATGTGACGGGTAGCCGAAATTCATAGGTTCCTGCTTGAACGCTTGGTTTTCTGTTGCCATTTTATGCGGTTTTTGACCAAATCTTAGACCTGTTTCCGCTCTGGTCGAATTGCGGAAACACTTCGTTTATATCGAACGAATCCTCTTTCTGTTCCACCCTGACATTTGCCTGGGACGCTAGTATCGTGAAGCCTGCCGCGGTCACTGCATCGAACTTGGTGCGGTCCTTCGCCTGATAGCCGATCATCTGCTTTATCAAGGCTGGGAACGGTATCCTGTGTCCGTTGTGCTCCACGAAACTAACCAATTGCTGTAAGTAGGCGTTGACCGTCTCGTCCGCGTTGTAGAGCCCTTTGTAGGAGTCGTCACGCGATGTCTGTTTGATGATCGTTTCATCGAAATCGCCCTTGTAAAGGAAGAACTGACCGTAATTCCTGCTGTTGAGGTACTGGTTCAAAGTCTGCACGTTGTCCTCTGCGCAAATGCTGCATCCGAAGTATCGCATCGCCTTAATCATGTCCTCTCCGAAGACACTGAAATCGTTAGGGCGATAGAGGTATTCCCCACAGAAATTGTTCGTCTTCCAGTTTTTCTTCTGCACGTTGAGATCTATAGCCGGGTTGTACATCTCCCACACGTATGCCCCCGCCTTGGAGAACCTGGGGTCATCGGTGCGTGTCAGGCGTATCGGGTCAGCGCCCATTCGGAAATATTTGTTGTTGAGCGGGTACCACAGTTTCTTGCTGTCGTAAAATTCATGCGACACGCGATTGCTCTCGCGCTTGTCGCCCTCCACTTTCATCACTCCTTCCTTGTCAAGTAGTTTGGTGAGTGCCCAGCGCCCCGCAAGGTCATCCCTTACAAACTCCACAAGACCGTCCTCATGGTCCACCCATTCGAAATTGCCTTTGATAAATGGATAACTCTGCGATCCTTCCAGAAAATCCAACCGTTTTTGAAGGATCATCACATTGAAAGGGCTCGCCTGGGAGGTCATCATCTTGGCCTCGTCCCATGAAAGGGGGTATTTTCTTATCTGTTGGGCGAGAAGCTGGTAGTTATGTCTAAAAGGCTCCCTGTCCTGCAAAATACGTGTCTTTGCTCCTATGAAAACACGCTGTCCGTCCTCACCTATCACCACTTCATCGGGCTTTGGATCATCCACCACTGAGCGTCCATATTCATCGAACACGTAACCTTCAGCTGCGGAAATGAACAACGAAAGCAGATTGGAGGTGGTCTTGCCATTGGCGTTCTTTTTCATCAACGATGGTCTTCCGTGCTCGAACATCTCGATGAAGTTCTCACCACCACGCTCGAGTTCCTCTATTGTCGTAGGCGCGAAAATGAAGCCTATTTTCTGGTAGTTGTCACGTGTGGATGGGATCAGAATGCGCAATGTCTCATAAACATCAGCCTCCACCCATTTACCTGGTTCCTCCATGGAATAGTCATGGAGCTTGTACCCATCATAACTGGTGGGTTTGGTCTCCCTGAAATCTATCTTGCAGTTGAGCGTGTCGTCATCTTCCTGATCCTCCTCGATCTGGGACTTTCCTTTGGCGACAGGTTTTTTGAAGAGCATCTCGTTCTTGTGGGTCGAATTATAGTCATGCACAGGCTTGAAGAAATCAGGTTGGTTCCTCCACCCCAAAATGAAACTTTCCTCGAACTTGTCGCTGGCATCGTTTCTGGTCTGCGCCTGCATTCCTGCCCTTCGGTTTTTCTTGAAACTCTGTTCATACCACAGATTGTGCATTGAAATGCTGGTTTTCCCCCTTCTGCGGTTTGTGCTTAATGAAACACCATGTACAAGGTCATGGTCTTTGGCGTATTGTATGGAATAAAATTCCTTCCGTAAAGTCAGTCTCAATTTGGGATAACCAAAATCCTGATACCACCAGTTGACGAAATCGTAAAACTGGCCCGTGATGTACACATATTCGGTCGGCTGGTTGTTGCGGTTGCCTATGGCCACCCACAAACCGTTGATCTTTCGCTTCCATTCCTGTGTTCGGAATTCATTGCATTTGGGGTGCACATAAGAAGGATCAATTTTTTGCTGGGTGGTTTCTTCCTTCCTCCATTTTTTCCACTCAGGCGGGATCGGTGTGCGGTGCCATTTCTGGTCCTCGATGGCCAAATGCTCGTTGAGTATCTCGCAGCGGACAAGTTCGTATGACGGCCTTCCTGTCTCAAGGTCTGGCACTCGATCTATGGTGAAACCCAACGGTGGAAGATGCACTTCAATGGTCTCATCGTCCCATTGGATGGGGAACATGCTGCCTCCTGGTATGGGGTTGCAAATGGTGTGCATTATGATCCGTAATCGATTATGACCAGCCTTCCGTTGAGCCATCCAAAACTATCAGCCTTCCATTCACATGGCATAGGAGGCATTCTGTCCTCTTCCACACCATCCAACCATACATAATACGCAATGGATTCCTTTAATTCTAAAAACTCCTTTTGTGTCAGCACTTTCACGCGAGGCATCACAACTATGAACCTTCCAAAGCATGTCCAGTAGATGGGGCATAGTTTTTTTGTCCATTGAAACGATCTTCCCCACTGTACTTCCTGATCGTTGCCCAAAAGCCCTTTCAGGAACAATAGCCATGAATAAAAACTGGGGAATTTGATGGCATAACTGCCGATCAAAAGCACCCATCTGGTAGTTCCTGTTTTTATCAATTGCATTTTCGTTCGTAAAAGCACTTACCGCAAGTGCATGAAAGTTTTGTTGTCCAGAACCAAATCTCAACTCCTTTTATTTGATAACTTTTGTATTCATGCACTTCTTGATGAAACGAAAGTTTCCCAGTGTAAAAAAAACTGAACAAGTGTTTCAGTAAGTGTGATTGCAACAATATCCAAGCGAATATCTTTCTCATCAACTGGCTTTTTTCACGCCTGCGAAGTTTTCAGGACTTAAAAATCTTGACTTTATCGCAATCTCTTTTACGTCATCGTTGTCACCGAAAATCTCTTTCTCTATGGCATCGATGAGTTTGTGTATGCTGCTGGCCTGATCGCGCAAAGTGCCCTTCTTTTTGGCGGCCTCGAACATGTCCACTTCATCGACCTCACTGTCCTTGTCCTTTTTGTTGCTCTTGGTGGTGATAGGTTCCAATCTCAGGCGGTTGTTCTCCTCTAGTTCCTGTTGCAATACCTGCCACTCGGTGTATTTCCTGTTGTGGTAGACCTGCGTCAAAAAGCATTGCAGGAAATCCAGTGCCGTCTTGTCCCTGAGTTCGAAGATGTCCTTTAGGTATGCGCTTTCGTGCTGGAAACCTGCAAGTTCGGCTGCACGTATTTTCCTTCTGGCAAGTTCCGTTATCTCTTTCAGCAGGTCGCTTTGCGGATCGTACATGAATATCATGTACCGCAGCAATAAATTCTTGAATGGAGCCTTTGAGTTGACCAGCACTTTATGTCTTTGCAATTCGGGATACTCTTCCAGCACATCCTTTTCAGGCGGCATGTCGAATATCCTGAACTTTAGTTTCTGGAAATTCATTGGATTGCGATGATGTGGTGCGGTTTTATGATGAGCATTTTTTTGCCTTCGAACTCGATCATGTTGTCCTGCCACGTGTTGAACAGTATTTCTTCACCTTCTGAAACTATCGCATCTGGACCGCACTTAACGGTAATGCCTTTCATTGTTTCCTTATGTCTGCGCCTGAACATTGGCGGAACGAACACCTGTCCATCTTTTTCCGTCAGCGGTTCAACAAAAATATTGTCGTAGGTTGGTTTTATTCCCATTTTGAAAAAGTCATTCCAAAAATAGACAAATTCCATAAAATAGACATACATTTGGTTAGTAAATCCAAAAACCATGGCTTACGGAAACTATTCCCAAGGTGTCTTCAAGAGAAAGGACACGTCCATCAACAGATTGGCTTCAGCTGTCAAGAGTGCCACTGGTGGTAATACGATCAAACTGCCAAACGGAAAAAAAGCCGTTAAATATCCACCTGTGCAAGGAAACATGAACAGGGTCACCGACCAACCACGCATCAAAGTGCAGGATTTTGACACAGGCCGAAAGACCAATAAACTACAGACAACTCCTACTTCAACGGACTCAGGCGCTATCGTAACAAAGCAGAAGGACAACACCGTACCTGCAAAGACAGCCGTGAAGTTCACACCAAAAGTTAACGCACCTGCAAAAGCGGTACAGACCACCAGAGGCACATCTAAATCACCAAACGATATGAATTACGCAACAGAGACAGGAAAGAAAGTTGACGGGACAGGCAAACCACAGAACCATGTAGGCATCGGTGGTCCAGCCGGAAGCAAAAAAGTGGCATTTGCCACCATGAAGAAAGGAAAGACGATGCCATCAAAAAAACCAAAGGTGACAGGTGTCACTGAGGTCGCCCAAAAGAACAACAATGTTGCGGGGGCAAATTCATACGGCTATCGCAAATTGAAAAAATAATGGCAAAGAAGGTCAAACCGTCAGCGCCTGCCGATTTGGGTGCATCGGACATTAATTCCAATCTCAGGAACGCCAAGGATGTCGTCAATGCAACACATACCGTCCGTACCAAGACCCATCCGCACGCGGAGCACATTGAAAAGAACAGGGGGTTCATGCACAAGGCCAACTCAGGCGACTACAAGGCATACACGGATACCTTGGATACCCGTATAAGAAAGAAGATCGAGGGCAAGTACAACGGCAACATCAATGCCCCTGTGGCTGGACGAGGTGGAGTTTTTTCAGGTTACCACGGTAATGAACTCATCAAGCATTTCAATGGTGCTGACATGGACAAAAAGCACGAAGACCCAAATTACAACAAGACCGTATACTACGGAAAAATGAACCATCCGGACAAAGGTTATTTTGAGGGCGTGTACAAAACCGAGGAACATTTTCCGCACAAGGAGGAGGCCGAAAAACCAGTGCCAAAGAAAGCGCCAGAGACAAAAAAGCTGTACCAGCCTACGGGCAATATGGCCTATTAATCATATTCAACAATATCATCACATTCAATAAATTGCGGTGGATTTCCTCTTTGGCCATCGTAAACAAGTACGCCTGTTTCTGCATAAAGTTCTAGTGCTTTTTTGGCATTCCATCCGTCAGACGAACTAGATATACTTCTTATATCCACAATAAGTTTTGATTTTGATGGATTCTTCACTTTCACTTGGGACAAGTTTGACCCAAACATTTTCATAGGGACACTGGATGCGACCAGTAATCCTACGGACTTGAAAAAATCACCTCTTGTCATAAATTTATTGGATTTGTTCCTCTAAAACCTTGCAAACTATCTGATCCTGCCTTAGCACGAAATAACTTTTGTTTTCGATGCGTATCAAACTTTTCATGTTCGGTTTGAAAAGTATTTTGTCGCCTTTCGAAAGATAGCATTTTTCTCCTTTCAAAGGACTTCCAATTTCTGCCACTATTCCTTGCTTATCCTTTTTCGAAGGAGCTGTCTTTATCTGCAACCATTGTTCCTTTGGGCGCGGGATTAAATTCCCCTGCTTGTCCTTGATGTCGTAATAGGTAGGCCTTAAAATGCTGTCCCATGACTCCATCACCGGGTCGATGAGCACGTGGCTGCCGACCATGATTATTTTACTGTCACGTATTGCACAATAGATGTTATCGTAGGACACACGGAATATCCAAGTCGGTGGATCTATGCTCTGTGCCACCAGGTTCTTGTGGTTGAAGGTGACACGCCACTTGAAATATATGCGGTCGCCCAATTGAACCTCTTGTTCTATGTCAGACATCATCTTGTAGTTGTAGATGCCACCGATGGGTGAATAAAGTTCAGGGATGTTTTCGTCCATGTCCTCGTTGAACATTTCCCTTGCCATTCCGTACGCTGGATAACCAACTGGCAGCTGTGAAATAGGTGCATTGCCCATGAAGAACGGTAATTGGATTACTTCCCCATCGATACGTGCGCGTTTTTCCTTTTGGAATGTGGCATCAATGGTTATCTCCTGTCCATTGACTCCTTTTTTGCCTGAGTTGGTGTCGAACAGGTTGCCCTTGATTTTGATGAGCACGTATCCGGAACCGCCTTTTTTGTAGTTGAGGAAGTTCATCAAAATGGGGTGTCATCGTTTGATGTACTCTCAGGCGCGTTGCTAACAGCCGACTCTTGGTTCCCAGGTTGCCATTTCCTTTTCTGCTGCGAGTCCCATTCCAGTTTATGGGTTCTAATTTCTGTGTACCACCTACCGTTGTATTCTCGGCTTTCGATGTTGATGTGCGCGGTCAATTCCAATCCTATTTCCAGATCGTATTTGTTGATCGCTTCTTCGCCCCACAATGAAATGCAGATTTTGCGTGGGTATTGGTCTTTTGTCTCGATAATAAATTCTTGCTTGCTCCATTGGCCTTTTTTGCCTTGGCCTGTTACTATGGGAAGCAATTGGATTACTTTTCCGCTTACGTTCATCAGTTTTGTGGTTTGGCCATTTCGTTGAGTGCAGCCGCCATAGTGGATTCGGAACGGCCGTTGAAGATGATGACCTCGTAGTCATCGTAATATTCCGGACTGAGTTTCAGTTTCAGGTCTTTCATCTTGAACTTGATCGGCTCATTGTTGGCAAGCCTTCTCATGTTCTCGTCTGAGAGTCCCAAAAGTATTAGGTTGCCCCTGCGTGCTTTTATCATAAGAGCGTTCGGTTTTTCAATTAATGGGGATGCCAATCTTTCAGGTCATCCCCATCTGGTCAATTTTACCTCTCGCTCTTTAGGCGTATGGAGGTTATCATCTTGGGGCTGCTTGGTGCAATTTATCCATCTAATGTTCTGGTGCAAAATGTGCAAAAACACCTGAACTGGAATTACCAACCTTTATAGCGCAGCCCCTTTCTTCGGGTTTGTGGAGCCGATGGGAATCGAACCCATGTCCAGCTAGCAAAGCGATAAACAATTTGTACAGGTTTTTGAGGCTGACTTTTTAGGCCAGTTCCACCATCAGGATTTTAAAGTTCCTGAAAACTTATAGTTGGCCTTCCAAAGCGAACATTTTAAAGTCTATACGCTTATTGACTTTGTCGATTAGGCCGCCTTGCGGAGACCCACGAAAATACCCTCTCCTTGAGAGAACATCTTCACAACTTTTGAGTTGTCGATTGTTGTTGCATGTGTATTTTAAGGTTCTCACCATGCTTTGAACCACCTGATCGTTTACTATTACGCTCCTTGTCAATACCGAGCGGCCCCATGTCAAACAACGTTTTTGCCTCTTAGGCGATCCGCTAGCACCATTGATTTTGTCCGTTCTAGCTCCGGTTTTTTTGCCCAATTCGGTGGGCTCCTATCCTTCGGCTTAAAGGCCAATCATCGCCAGTGGTAAGAACAAGTTCTATTTCATCGGTGGCTATCTTCGGCAAATGGATAGCCACTTCCATCCGCCTAAGTCCGACTGTGCTTTGGCAACACGTGCCCTGCACCACTGACATTTCTATTCGGTTATCTTTCAAGCCACCTCCAACACATAGGAGGACGGCAGTTCGTGTTCGTGTTCTACGTTCTCCTTGGTGTGGACCAACAAGTGCATCCTTCCCCTCACCAAGTGCTTGTAGTCTTCGTTTTCGTGCAAAATGACATCACTATCGCGTACCAAAAGTTCGCTGATCTCCACAAGGTTGTGGCCTAAACAAATTGGGCAGTGGTAGTTCACTTCGCTTGTCATATTCCAAACCAAAATTGGGGAAAATATTTTTTCTTTCAAACTGTTTTGATGGAAATTAATTTTCCTTCCGTTTTGTATTGTTTTTAGGCGGTGCGTTCCTGATCCTTTTCTCCAAGGCCTCGAGTTTGTGCCTCATGTCGCGAAGGGCTTCAACTGCTCCTTTGCCGTTGTTCTTATTGAGCATCGCCTGAACCTCCAATATGCGCTCCTTGGTTATTATCTTCCGCAGGCTCACCTGTGGTTTCATGTCGTTGAAGCCGAAGAGTTCGCGCTGGCTCATGCCTTCCATTTATTGAACACCTTATGGCACATGGTACAGATGGCATTTACGAAGGCGGCACTGTCGAACCGTTTGTCCTCCTCTTTGAAGGGACGTGAGCAATGGAGGCAACTGTCGAATTTGAATTTCGCTGTTTGCTGCACTTCTTTCTTTGGGCGCGATGGGTACCAGGTCATTGTTTGAATATTTCTGTTTGGTTCTTGTTTAAGACTATTGGCTGCAAGTCCCTCCGAAAGATCAATGTCAAATCCTGTGATAGTTTCGCCTTTGCCGAACTTTTCAAATACTGTCTCCCACGCTTCGGTGCATGTCCATTCCTTTGACAGTTGCAAAAGACGGATCAATCCCAGTGCGTAATAATCAGGTACCGAGTACATGTTCCAGTGCATGTTGCCCGTCCACATGGACCTGCCTGAATACTTCACTGTTCCGTTGTCTAATTGTATCAGGCGGTCGTTGGTCTTGACTGTCCGAGGCATCAAGTCTATGGTTTCAAAAGTGGCCACTAGTTCACCGTGCGCCTCAATTTTAATCATCATCACTTGGTCGGTGATGTCACCATTGGAATCGTTCTGGCAAAGACTTACGTGGAGGTTCATGTTTAATCGATTTGTTCTTCAGGTAACACTACTATTTCACAACACGATTTCACTTCTTCATAGGTAAGACCAGTGACATCCATTACTATGTCAATAGGTGTCAATCCTTCTGGTTCATCTCCAATGAATCCTACAACAAATTCGTCCATCAGATGCACACATTCAGTTTAGCCATCTCATCGTGCAGCGATCCGTAATCGGTCTCAAGGTAGCAGTCGCTGGATATGTCCTTCATGAAATCAGGTCTTGGTGTATTGTCGAGTATGAGCACTGAGCATATTTTTATACCGTTGTTCTTGATGCTTTTGGCGATCATCAAACAAAGCATGTCATGGTCAACGGCCCCGTCAGACACAACGATCATCATTCTTTTGGCGTTGCGCCTGATGTTGCTTGAGAACTGGTCAAGTGCCGTGTTGAAAGCCTCCTCCATGTATGTGTTGCCTGCCGTCCTTTGCGTTGCGATGCTATCGGAGCACCTGATTAGTTTTTTCTTGTCGGATGTGAGTGCACAGTTAGTCCTTGCACCGCTGTTGAACGTAACGATGCCCATCCTAATGCCGTCATCGGATAGTTCGTATTTGTTTATGAACTCGGAGAACGCTTGGGCCATCTGTTTCTGGTTTCCGTCCACCGATGGGGACATGTCGCCTATGAGTAATAAGTCTACTTTTAGACATTGGGGCGTTGAGTTCATCAAGAAGATCAAAGCCAGTGCTATGGTTTTCATTTTTGTTTGGTTTTATAGTCTGTCCAATAGGAAATTATCAAATCATGTATCTGTCTGTCTTTTTTAAGTTCACGTTGGGCTTCGCCTGAATTTATCATTTTGAGAAAGCCCTGAAAATCATTTGACTCAAACTGTTCCTTTGTCGTTGTGAATTTGATGGTAACTATTGTCTTTATCATATTATAAAGGTTTCACAAACCATTTTATGAAGAATGGAATCCTGCGCCAAATCTCTTCTATATTTTGTTTCAATTCACTGGATAACTTTTCCAATTCAATTGTTTTTTTGTTTGCTTCATCAGTGGCATCTTTCATTATTTTCAAGAATTTTCTACTGTCATCTCTAGCCATCGCCAAAATATCCTTTATGTCACCGGACAATAAATCGTTTTGTTCAGGCGTATAGAATTTTGCATTCAATTCCGATGAATAACGTTCTCTGTAAAAATGGCCGTCCCCCAAAGTACTTTGGTGGTTTACCATAAAAAGTATCTTGTGCTTCAATGTGATAGTTCTTGAATCAACCAATCGTTCTAGTTCAGCATTCCTACCGACAAGTTTATCATAGGCATCCTTGGTCATGGTGATTAACCTTTCGCTGTCGGACAACATTACTTTTTCCATATTCAATTCAAAATTATTTCGTTGTCTTTATCGGTGTCGATCAAAACATATTTATCGTCAGTGTCAACAATCATTTTTTTGATTGCATCAAAAGGTACAAGCATTAATTCCCTCCCATTGAATTGTGTGTGTATTTCAACACCGACAGGTATATTTGTTTTCAATGAGAAGTGTTCTTCAAGGTCCATTTCAACCATATTCTCATTGGGTATACCTTTCATGAATTCATCTTTTTTAATCAACCTGAATATTTGTTTCATAGATAATTGCTTTTCCTGCACCCGAAACCGTTCCTGCAAGTCCATCCTTTCTGATCCTTGTAGTAGCACTGCGTGGACTTCCTTTTTTTGTCGCAGCACTGTGTCCTGACCACCAAATGCCTTTTGGGTTTTACCATGTCCTCGCCTTCCTTGGTTATATTCATTTCAGTAAATTCTAATGTCCGATAAAGGTATTTCTTCTTTGAGCCATTTGAATGCCAGCATTCTTAATTCAGGTTCAAGTTCAACAAAGTATTTAGGATCATCTATCCTCACATTCAGGATTACATTTTTACCGTTACGTTTATAAACTACCAGCCAAGTCATGGAATATTCGTTCTTATTATGAGTTCATCTATGTCGTTGAGCATCTCTTCCAGTTTGTCATCGGGTATCACGGGCGCGAACATCTTCTCAGCGTACTGCCTTGACTAGCCATTCTTCATCTAGCGGAATAGGTTCAACAATTTTAATGGCTGAATAAATATTGCCTTTGCCCAATACTATTGAATCATATCCGATAAGCACCACAGGCAAAACAACGCTGTTGTTAGAAACAAGATTACCTATACGTAGTTCGTTGGCTTTCATGTGATATTTTTTATTCCACCATCGCCAAAGTATCGCTCTTCGATAGGATGTTCTTGACCTCATCTATGCCTATTTTCTCTACCAGTTCATCGGGAAAGTCCACTTCAAATGATATTTCTGGTAATTTGAGACGTTTTTCAGGTGTTGATTCTAGACTATCAAATAATTGGATAAAATTCCACGCCACATCTGGAAGTGGAGAATCAGTGGATGGAAAGGATGTTCCAAATCCCCAATCAATATTGCAATACACTTGGGCGTTGGGAGCAATTTCCATTACAGCCAATGCAATAGCACAATTCATTGATGCAAACATTATTTTTGAATTGCACATCATGCTCTTCCTGAGTATCTCCTTGGTTACCTTAATAGTTATTTTCATAAAGTTTTGGTTTACATCCCGAAAATACTTCCCAGTTTTTGGGCGTTCTGTTCGGCCTTGACCAGTGCCACGGTCTTTTCGAATATCTCGTGCTGGTTCTCCGCCAGTTTGAGCATCAATTCCAGCCCTTTTATCTTTGTAAGGTCCAGATCAAGTTGCTGCTGCACGGTGAACCGGTTGGGGTTCAATATGCTCGCGCATTCCCTGAAGGAATGCTGTTCCTTCAATCCGACCAATACCTCCTTGAGGTATTCCATGTCCAGCGTCCTTGCGAGTTCGGCCATCGCCTTCACAGGCTTTGCCGCTTCAAGGCTTTTTTCGTAGGTGAGTTGTTCTGAGGTCATTTGCTTTTGAGTTTGATTATCAATTTGTTCCTGTCCACTTCCATGTCATCCTTTGTTCTTAGGCCATGTTCACACGTCAGCCTATCCAATATCATATTGAAAAGGTGCTCATTCGCCTCTTTGTGCCTGCCGTGCTCCCAGTGGTCAAGCACCTGAACCGTCTCACCCTTGAAAAGCATCTGCACTGCAAGATTCACCTGCCTAGTGGAGTTTCCGTCTTGTCTGAAGTACGTCAGGTTCAACTTGTCCAAATCAGACTGGTCAAGGGTTGTCTTTGTTGGCTTGAGCATTATCATCACTAGAATTTTCCGTCCTTCCCGCGCCCCTTCACCTTCAGCACCTCCACATCCTCCTTCGTGAACCAGAAGTCCTGCTTCCCTTTCTCGTTGACACTGACATAGTCGTCCTTCGACTTGCCCTTCGCTATGCCGTACCTTCTTGGGCTCACACCTATCCTCTTCAAAACAACGCTCTTCGTGCTCCCGACCACCACCTCCGGCAGTTTTATGGCCACAAACACCTTCTTGTTACCTGTTTTTTTGCCTTTCACGACATAAACGTATTACTTACCGTGGAATAGTGCAACATTTCCGTGATATTTATTTATCCACAAACAAAAAAGGGCAGCCTTCCTCAAAGCTGCCCCAAACCAAACCTCACAAACCAACCACCAAAATACCTCCTGTTTCAGCCATAAGCAAGCGTAAGCCATCTTTTTATCAAACCAAAGCCCAGTTTCAACCGATCCTTAACACATGCACAAGCCTTCTATAGCTGTTTTTGAAACATCAACTAGTACTGAGGGAATACAAACGTAGGGTTACTGGTAAATAACGATACCCGCGCGATCTAGGGGAAAACGCGATCCAAAGAAGCCCTCCCCACCTCATCAACCAGGCAAACAGGCCTTTTTTGTCATCCTACAAAGCTGAAGGAAGGAAAGCAAAAGGTGGAAATGCGATACAATTGACGCTAAAAAACAGTCTTAATAATACTTATTATGTTAAATCAGCAATGTTGGCAGATAAAAATAGATAGCCCCTCCCCTACCCTACCGTGTTTTTAAAAGGTATTTTCGCGTTCAATGGCTGTCAATACACGTGGAAGAAAGCGGCAAAAGCATTGTAAAAGGCTTGATTTGGGCAACGTGGCTACATTAGTAAATCAATTGAGAGGGATTGTAGATGAGTTTAGGTATGTGAAACATGAGCACAAACCGCGTTTTGATGAGATGTTTTCCCGTAAGTTGTTTTGTTTGCTTTATCTGTACGGTGTAGAGTCTGAACAGGGCTATTTTAGCGGAAGGGATGTTCACTATTTTTTTTTGAACAACCTGAATTGGGCCAAATCCTACTTTGAAAGGCTTGTTAGTGAGGGATGGATAACAAAGATTGAAATGGCCAAGGCCCGCACCCCTTATACTGGCATGCTCTCCCCGCTCTCCCTTGAGTTCATTTCACTGCTTAGGCGGAGGCTTGAAATGGTGGCCGATGAGATTGACCCGAATTTGCCAGTTGTTCCTGGGAAACAGAGCAAACACTACAAACAATGGCTTATAGACCATCCCAATGGCAACCGACCTGATCCTAAACCTGATGCCGATGAGCCTATCCCCGCTACGGAGCCCAACAATGCTAAGGCGAGCGCTCCGATTGAGCCAAATATTGATAGTGACGACATTTTCACCGATCTATCCGATACACGGTAGGGTTATTGGTTGTTTTTGTTGTTATTTGTAGTGATTTACGGAAAAATAAATTGGTAATTATGTGGCAGTTTGACCATAATTTTGCATATTTGCCTTGATGGCTTCCGAATTCAAGACCAAATTCAAGGAAATAAAAGACAGGCTCGCTGTGGATCGAAGCGACCACGCAGAAAATGATCGGTGAACTGGAGAAGGAATATCAGGATTACAATCTCTCCGTGTTTGTGCCCAAAAAGTATTTCGAGCACAAAGGATATTGCAAGGTGTCTTTCGGGTTCAGTCTAGACCGTACTCACGGGGGGGGATCGTAATAAAAGTTAATCTTCTGGTATCTCGGTATCTTGAAGGAACTCTTTAGCCCACGTAGCCGTAGTGATCCAATCCTTTGGCCAACCCGTACGGATCGGTTGAGATTATTTTCTTCACCCCATTAAGTTCGAACTCGAAAGTCAAGTTGTTGGCCGGGATTTTTATTCCCTCTCCAGCGATGACATAATCCATGTCCTTTCCACCACACACAAGTTCCTGTCCCTCCGAAGTGATGCGCACTTTCAATTGTGTCCTGATTCTGAAATGTTCCTTTAAAACTGGGTTCATTGTGATTATTTTTTAGGCGATGGATTATAGAAAACATTGCAACCACGAAAAATCAATGATTGGAGGGTAATTTGGTCGCCCAAGCTCCTTGAGTTATGCCTTATCCAATTGGTTTTACGGGTATCGTGTTCATCACAAACCCCTATTGATTTTATTTCTTTGTACAATATCCAGTTACGGAACTTATAACGCGTGGTTTTTACCATTATAGGTACTTTGAACGGTGCGACTAGCACTGAAACAAATACATTGAGCCATCCGAAAGGGAACAACTTTTTCCTTTTCTCGAAATGCACTATTTGTGAATCACCGTCAGGGCATTCTTTCCAGTCATCACGAAAATTTATTCCGCGGTGGAGACGGTAAATGTACCCGTGGTTGATGATGTATTTCCCTAAGCGCATTTTGTTCACTTTTTCCGTGTTTCGAATGCTTTCCGCATCATTTTAGGCGCATATGGTATCAGAGGCCATTTCCATGGTTTCGCCTTTGAATAAAGGCACAAGTTTTTCGGCTTTCTTTTTGGCAATGGATACCCTTTCCTCGAAAGAAAGATTTTTAGGCGTGGTTTTCATTGTATTGTTTGGTTTAATGGTATAAATATAGGCTTTTTTCACTCAACTATACAGAAAAATAATTTTCCTATATTGCTTGACTCATATAACTACTTAGTTATATATTTGAATCATCAAAGAAACAAAAACATTATCCTATGAAACAACTCATCCACAAAACCCAAAAAGCGGCCAAGCGGCTTACCTTTATCGATGCCCTGTTATGGGGGCAAATGGCACTTACGGTTACTATTTTCTCAATCCTTAAATTATAAGGCGATGGAAACAAAGAGAAAATACCTCGTTTGCGATTTGGGCAATTTTTACTTTATCAATGATAAGAAAGTTATGCAAATCGATCCAGAAAAAGCAGAAGTGACTAATTACGGTAAAGCTACTTTTGATATTGTCCAAAAAGACACTTCTTTCACTATGATTAACAAAAGAAGGTTTTTGGAGGAACTATTAAATGCTCAAACAAAGCAAATCAATGACGTTGCAATTGAGCCTCAAGACCTTTACGGCTCATCCCTCTATTTATTCAGGCGCAAACCAAAAAATCGGATTTTATTTACCATGGGTTGGAAGCCTCCTATTTGGCATTGAACGCAGCTGATATAACCCTTACCTTCAGGATCCATAGACCCACGGGGGCACGGAATTAAACCCAATACTTAAACCGTTTGAACACAGTAAACCAGCGATGATTACCGCTAAGGCGATAGGAACATTGGTTCCTCTGGTGTTGCTACGCCAATTGAGAAAGGACAACCCGAAACTTGCGTTTGCCAGTTTGATAGTGCTTAACGCTGGCTATTCGTACGTGGGTTGGCACAATTACCAAGTTACAGTCCAGTTCCGATTTTAAGGGCCGCCAGTAAAACGGCCCGTGGCATTTTGGTTTAGGCGCAGCCCGATCACCTCACCACATTGAAGTCATTGAAAATATTGTCATCACTTTCACTTCCAACATCCACCTGTTCCTCGGGAGGCTTTTCAAAAGCCTCCTTTTCTTTTTCAGGTGCATGGCCATTCGATTGCACGCTAGGCAAAACAGAATCCAGCCTTTCAACTCCAGGTAAATCCAGCAAGTCGAGTAAATCCGGCTTTTCTTGAAACATGCGTTTAACTTCGTCAGTAACCAGTTGCACCCCTGGCTGCCCGTGCGTCATCATCACATCGAAGAAACCGTTCCCGAACAGATCCTTGGCACGCAGGTTCAGGTGCCAGCACATGAAGATCATCTCGTTGGGGTAAAGCCTTCCGAGCCTGGCCCGAACTGAGAACGCTTTATGGTTGCAATGCAGGTATTTGGTGCAGTAGTCATTTAGCGAAAGCCCCGTTGCTTTAAAGACCATCTCGTAAATCCTGCTTTTTTTTAATTTCATACGGACAAATATAATCCCATTTTGTTGAATAGCGGAAAAATAATTTTCCACAAACACTTGACTTGAATAACTTATGAGTTATATTTGGACATGAAAAAGACGCAACTGGAACAAATCGACAAACAGATTGAAACACTTGATGGCACTATAGCTGGATTAAAAAAAAGGCTTGCTGATTTGAGGAAAAGAAGGAAACTGATCGCCCAGTTGGAGGAACTTGACAGGAACAAAAAATGATATTGAAGACTATCAAAGATCGCTGTTTCAAAGCAGCAAGCATTGCTAAGCCTAAGCAGATAACGTTAACGGCAATGTATTTTGAGAGCAATTCGGTAGTATATAATCTGTTTGAGCTTGGGGAGCCCGCTATGGGGGAAGACAGATGGGATATGGGTAGAAGTCCCCGATTTAAAGTAGCCAGAGCTACCGACTTTGTAAAAACTGATCTTATGGCAAAATGTAAAAACATAAAATGTCGCAAGGAATTGAAAAAAGGACAGACTAACTATTGCAGCCGCGCTTGCAGGAATGAATACATAAACAGGCCAAAGCCAAAGTTCAAACGGAGCGATGATTCTTTGCTGGGGGCTGGTATTACAGGCAGAGGGATGTTTGACCATGAAGGCAACGATTAACATTCACTGATTTTATGGACAACATAGAAAAACAGTTCTTCAAGATAATCACGGGCTATGATTATGATCCAGAAAGCCCACACATGACTTTAGTGAATGATAAAATAATTCCGATCCGTGAAGAGGATATTAGAATTGCCCAAGCCTGCGCCCGTAAATACGAGGAAGGATTGAGAGAGGCTTGGAGAGATGGATATGACGCTGGTTATGGAAGAGAAGGATAAAAGTCTATAGAGAACTACAGTCAAAAGAAATTGAAGGAACAATAGCGTATGCGAATGGTGAGTTGTTGATAAGCGAACTGACTATACTGAAAGATCAAGAGATCGATGAAGTAACACCCCTTAAATGACAAAGCAATGGAATGGATAAGCGTAAATAAGAAATTACCAGCAATTGGAGTAGAAGTAATAGGATATTCTAGAAAATGGATTCACTCTGACTTCAATTCAAATGGAATAAGAATATGCTTTCTTGGCATAGATGACGAGTGGTCATCAGCAAAATGGGATAACGATCAAGACTCATGGCATACCCACGCAAAATGGAGATGTGAAAATCCAGAAAAAGATGATTTTACACCAACTCATTGGCAAAACTTGCCTAAGCCACCTAAACCCTGACCTATGGAAGAAACAAAGAAAAACCCATGCCCTGAATTCCCGCATTTTGGGGCTCATTATCCAGATGCTTGCTGTATCGATGGATTTCTTTGGGATTTGGACAGTTGTGATTCTTCAAATGATAATGGAACGGTTGTTCTTACGTATGGAGGTGAAGACCCCTGTCCATTTTGCAATACCGAAGCTTATCTGGAATGGGTTGTAGATGAAGAAAATTCACGCGAGGATGTTTTGAAATACATTGAACAATTAAAAGAAAGATATGGGGCAAGCTAAAAAACTTAAAGCCATCTCCTTGGTAAAGCAAACAATGAAAACAGAATAGATATGAAAATACTACACCCAAGAGATTTTATCAAACTGTTAACTAAGCAAGAAATAACCGATGAAAATGAGTCCGATGATTGTGATCTAACTTGGACACAAGTGGAAGATTTATTAGCAGCATACGCACAAGTAATAATTGATTCCATTCCCAAAGAAGCAAAGAAATGAAGACAAAAAAGACAGTGATATACGAATGGATTTGCCCAGTATGTGGATGTATCAATTCAACTTCATCCAAGGGCATTGGATTGTGTAAAAGATGCCAATGCAATGCTGCTAATTATGATTTTTGCGAAGAGCTTTACATACAGGATCCAAATATTTTGAACTCGGTATGCAATTGCCCTCTGACGATTCAGGGTTTATGAAAAAAGTGCATCAACAAGAAAAAGAAATTGCCTTAAAAAGAAAAAATAGGTATGAAAAACCCCAAACTCCAATTCGACAGCAAATGGTTCGTGATAGACGCGCCTGAGATAATTGATAGAACTAGTCCTAAAATTAAAGGACCAGTTTTAACAGAGATGGGGGATACGAGAGCAATACCAAGAAGCCCTCTCCAAAGCCCCACGATGGGAGGTGAAGAACCAAGAAACAGTAAAGATATTAATCTGGAAACAATATTATGAACTTATAGATGAAGAAGGCGGATGGAGATACTGGAATCCAGACCCAACAAAGCTGTATGATATACCTAAAGATTGGAAAGTCGAGATAATAGATAATAGTTTTCATCAAGAAGAAAAAGTAGCCATCCTCATCCCTGAAGAATAGGTGAAGGAATAGAATAATTCATTTCTTACTTTTTAAATTAATTTTATGCATAAAGAATTGAACAAAGAAAAGATCGATAAAATAAAAGCTAAGTCTGATAAAGTAAGCAACTATCATAGACAATTAGATAAATTATTAGGATTGCGTCCTTTGATTTACGATAAAACCGATTTGAATTTTAAAAAATCTAAAAGAAAATAAAAATGGAATTATCTAAATTAGAAAAACAAATATTTAAAGTAATGACAGGATTAGATTACTCTGATGATAATCCCATCATTTTAATTCCTCATATTGAATATGCAAAAACATTAGGCGGGTTTTAGGGATAAAGTTCCCGACCTGTAGCGTAAGGGGAGGCCGCGTGAGAGCCGCCCAATTTTAAACCCAAAAAACTTTAAACCAAATTTTATGAAAATCACTTTCAGGATAACCAAAGAACACCTTGACAAAGACAATTTTTACCAAGGGGAACAATCGTTAGAGAATTTTGACGGCAATTTGGAGGCCGATGAATCACTGGGATATGTGCGGTTTAAAAAATCATTAATCGTATCTGGGTATATTTCATTCAAGGCAGGTTCGGGCATCAAGGCAGGTGAGGGCATCAAGGCAGGTTCGGGCATCGAGGCAGGTGAGGGCATCGAGGCAGGTTCGGGCATCGAGGCAGGTGAGGGCATCGAGGCAGGTTCGGGCATCAAGGCAGGTTCGGGCATCAAGGCAGGTTCGGGCATCGAGGCAGGTGATGCATCGAGGCAGGTTGGGGCATCAAGGCAGGTTCGGGCATCGAGGCAGGTGAGGGCATCAAGGCAGCTTGGGGCCATCAAGGCAGCTTAGGGCATCGAGGCAGGTGAGGGCATCGAGGCATCATTTGTTTTTTCGTTCTCATTCTCTATTGAATGCAAAAAAATGATAACCTATAAACTTCCGTTTTTGAGGAAATACTATTCCAGAATCCAAGGAATGGAGGAATTTAAGCCCATCATAGAAAACGAAAACAAGTGCTGGGAAAATATCCGATATAAGCTTAAACCAAAATCAGATTACATACTTTCATTGTCGTGGCATCCGCACATTAAGGCACAAATCAAAATGTTCCTTCAAGTGGAGAAAGAAATAGACGGATCAGAACTTTAACACTTCAAACCGATAACAAACATGGATAACAAAATAACAAAATATCAAGTAACATTAGGCGAATCGGAGTCTTTGCGAGCCTTCGCCATAATAAGCAAATCAAAACCGCAGCAATTATTTTTGGTGCCTGTCTACATTGCTGGGAGTTTGGTGATTTTAAAAGTTCAAAACAAACTTTTGAAAAACCTATAAAACCGTGATAAAAGTCGAGCCAGTAAAACGGCCCGTGGCATTTTGATGACAGAATCACATTTGAAGCAGCTCAACTCCCCGGAACTATTGGAGGCAATTTCACCGATTGTTGAATTGGATCCGACCAAAGAATGGATGGATTATGGACATTGATAAAATCAGCAGAATAATTTTGAAAGCCAAAGGACAAAACAACTGAATTATGACCTACGAACGACTGATAGAGGAATTCAAAAAAGCACGGCAGTCCAAAGGCCTGAGCAGCCAGGATGTGGCAGGCCCCAACAACTGCCAAGTGTATTCCTTCGAAAAGAAAAAGCGCTTCATTAAGGCGACCACCCTCATGGAATGGCTGGACAAGATGGGGCTGACGTTGAAGATTGTGAAACAGAAAACCAAAAAATAAAATCATGAGCGAAGAAAAAAAGGAAGTGGCACAACTCACACCAGTGCAGACATTCCAAAACCAATTGAAAGGATATGAAGGCAATATCCGTGACCTGCTGGCCATCCACGGAATGACCGAACGCGAGTTCATGGTGGTAACGTTGAACTCCATCAAAAAAGTACCAAAACTCTTGGAGTGCGATCGCAAGACATTGATAGCTGCCATCCTTACGAGTGCGGAACTGGGATTGCCTCCAAACACACCACTAGGACTGTCGTACATACTCCCCTACAACCGCAAGGTCAAAGTCGGAAACCAATGGACACACGTTCTTGAGGCGCAGTGGCAACCGGGATACCAAGGTCTATTGGAAGTTGTCCTCCGCAATCCCAGAGTGGAAAGCATTGACTCAGGCATCGTGTATTCCAATGAGACGTGGGTATTCAACAAAGGACTACGCGATCCTTTCAGCCATACCCCTCTTCCCCCATCGAAACGAGGGGAGCCTGTAGGTGCTTATGCGATAGCGTGGTTGAAGGATTCCGTCAAGCCAAAGGTTGTGTTCCTTTACAAAGAGGAAATCGACATGTTCAAGAAAATTTCCCAAGGCGCTAACTCGGAATATTCCCCTTGGAACAGCGATGAGAAAGACCCGGCCAAATGGATGTGGAGGAAGACCTGCATCAAACAGTTGATAAAGGAACTCCCCAAGACCAAGGAGATGGCACGCGCCTACGTACACGACAACGTTGTGGAAATGGGCGGCAGCCAAACCGTCACCGAGGAAGGCACCGTTGAGGTCATAGAAAGCGATTTCCAGAAGAACCAGCCAAAGATCGAGCAGAAGGAAGCCAAGGACGCCAACATAGCCTCCACCATACAGGACGGGCTCTTTGACAAAAACAAAAAAGAGTCATGAGGGCTTCGTTATCATATAGGCCAGTTGTTCCACATGCAGGTAAAACCTTAGGCGATGCACTCAAATCTGTGCTTCGTGAAAAGTATGAATTGGACAGTGTAAGTCATCTTTTGAGGGAAAGCGACATTCCATATTTGGAAGGATTGAGAGATGCTGGAATTAAAGATGCAAAGGAATTGATCGATTGTATTGAACAGCACAAAAAAGTTGAAATATTTTTGAGTTATTAAATGACCAAACGCGAAAAACTGATAGTATCCATCATCAAGTTCAACCAAAATGAACTCTACGACTGGAAATTGAGCAGCAATAAAGCGGACAACAAAATGAAGGTACTGGCAAAACTCAATGAACGGATCACCAAAACCATAAAAACATAAACCTATGGACATCCTGCAATACCTGGAGGACTTCGATAATGCAGAACTCAACGATTACGATTGGGAGGAACAGATGAGGGAAGCAGTGGACAACTTCAACGCTGAGTTCAACGCGGCCTTTGATAAGGCGAAGACGATCGCCAGATACAAACGCTGGAAGTACAATTTGAAACACGCAGAGCCAACGAAATGACAGCATTGCAAAAGGTGTATGAAGAGATCGCGATCCGAGAGACCACACGTGTGCTCAGGCTGTGGAACGACCCAGCATTTGAGCCACAGCCATCTCATACCTAGAAGTTATCGCAAGGATTTGGAGGCAGTGAAAGAGAATATAACATTCCATTGTTTAAGTGTTGGTAAGAAAGGTTGCCACGAGCATTTTGAGGGAATGGGAGCACCGCTACTCATGGATTTTCAATCTAACATGGAGATAATCCGAAGGCTGGACGAAACATATTTCCTTAAAAAACTTTTCAAACTGCATCAGTATTGGAATGTAAATGACCGCTCAAATTCATTCTCTTCTTTTGTGGCGAAAAAAGCATTGAGTCCATTTCTTTCTGAACTTCCAAAAATAAATACCGTGAAACTAAATTCGTGAACTATGACAAACAGACGCACTTGGAAGATCAGGGGGTTTCGTGGCATTAAGAATCCTCGTAATTTCAGTTTTGCTTATAAGCTGGATTTTGAGGTACTTGAAAAAATTCTTAAAATACAATTCAAAAGGTATATAAAAGGAAAGCAAAATATTGAAGCGTACAAAAAGCAATTAGGTTTATGAAACCACAAAGAGAAGAAGGTTTTTATAAAATCAAAGTTACTGAATTTGGTCCGCCTTTTTGGACAATTGGTCTTTACCAGCATTACGGAAAAGATATGGCATGTTGGAGATTTGCCGAAGGTGACGGTGATGAAATGTCTTCCTCATTCAACGTCCTTGAAATAGATGAAAAAATGATAATGAAAGATCGTATTTACGAAGAGAAATTATGATAAAACAAATCAGAATACCTCAACATACACCTCAATGGCACCAATGGCGTTTTGAACATGGCTTTGGCGGAAGCGACATCGCAGCTGTGGTAGCCACCAAATCAAAGACCATTGCTGATCTATCGTACACTTCGCCTGTGAAGCAATTCCTTACGTTCATCGGAGAACCGGTCGATCAATTTTCCGGAAACATTGCGTCAGAATCCGGTCATTACTTCGAGAATATAATTTTGGAATGGCTCAAATACTATGATCTTGAAGATCACGATCAGCTTGCAATGTTCAGGCGCATCAAGGCAAAAGAAAGACGGATCAACAAAGTAATCCAGCCTAAAGTGTTCATGGTTAACTCCAAATATCCACATCTTTTTTATTCACCCGATGCGTGGGTTTTCCCTAACCACGGAAAAGACAAATGGCTCGGGGAATGTAAAAATACGACCTCAATGGAGGCAAATCGCTACCTAGCAAAGGTGAGTCCTGCGTTCTATTTGCAGGTACAACAAGGATTAATGATAACCGAACTTCCTTATGCGCTGCTAAACATTTTGATCGATGGCCGCTGGCTGAACGTTATCCGTATAGAACCACATCAACCTACTTGGGACTTAATTATTGAAGCAAGCACTGAAATGTGGGATAAAATTCAAAGGGCACGCACTATCAAAAAGCAATACTCGTTGCCCAGTTATTTCGGAGTGAACCATGAAACACTTACAGAAGAACAACGCAAGGCAGTGGAGATGCTCACTGAACTGGAACCTGACATCACAGGAACAGAAAGCGAACTAGCATTTATACGGGAGATGATAAAACCTTCAGAGGTTGACAACCCCATGCAAGGGACAGAAACCCAGAGAACGCTTTGTGAAGAGTACCTTGGATTGGGAGACGAACAAGACCTTCTCGAGATAGAACGCAAGAAACGTCAGGTATGGCTCATACAGTCGTTGCAAGGATCGAACAAAGCAGAATTCGAGGATGGGACATTTTTTTCTTATAAATCAGATACTCGTGGTTCTCGAAGATTGTATGTTTCACCTAAAATTTTAACATCAATAAAATGAAAAAAGGAACTGAAATACTCAATGGGGTGGAAAACCCGATCACAATGGAAACGCCTTACATTGTGGACATTGAAATTATAGGCGCGTGCCCCATTATCTTCCACCGCTGGTCATGCGAGGACGTAGCAAACAAAGCATCGGCCAAAAAAGGTAGTAAGGAAAAGAAATCAGACAACATTGAGGCTTTCATTTATCGCGATCAGGAAGGCCATATCTGCCTTCCAGGTGAGTATCTGCGCATGGCAATGGTATATGCCGCCAAATTCAAGCAAGACCCACGCAGTCCACGCAAATCGGCATTTGACCTGTTCAAGGCTGGAATAGTGCCTTTGACAGACTTGGCCAAAATAAATGGAGGTACAAAAAACTGGGATTTTATAGATCAGCGCAATTACAAGAATGCGTCCGGCTTTTTTGAAAGGATGGAGTGCGGAACTGCAATTGATGGTCAATACGCCTGAGTACATCGACTATCAGTTTTTCAGCGAGGTTCTTTCGATGGCCGGCAGGTTGATCGGGTTGGGCGATTTCAGGCCAACTTACGGAAGGTTCGATATTGCAAAATGTAAAATTTTATAAATTTTTGCTGAGGAGGGGTGTTGCAAGGTATGGTAGGTGTATGGTTCGGCGGGGCAGTGTCCGGTGCGGTCTGGAACCTTTCGGTGGAGGTTAACCGAATTTTTTTATGAATCCATTTGAAAAATATTTATCAAAAGAAGATTTGCTTCACAAATCTGTTTTGGATTTTGTGAGGTATAAATACCCTCACGCAATAATTGCTCATCCACCCAATGAAGGAAAAAGAACTCCGTTTGAGAGATTCAAAACAAAATGGCTTGGGATTTCAAGTGGATTACCTGATTTAATGATATTTTCACCATCGCATAGTTACTTTGGTCTAGCGATAGAAATAAAAGTAAAGCCCAACAAAATGACCGATAGCCAACTCAAATGGCACGAGAACCTCTTCAACTGTAGATGGCAGTGCGCCTGTGTGTACAACATAGACGAGGCCATGGATGTGATAAACGAATACTTCAACCCTGCAACTAAAAAATATGGAAATAACTGAATTTAGAATTGGTAACTTAATCAAAGTAAAAGACAAGATTGTTACAATTAATTCATTGAGTGCTGATGGATACAATCATTATGTAGATGATTATGGGCACTTTCCAATTTGTTGCTGGGAAAAAATATCTGAATCATCTCCTATTCTCCTCACTGAGGAATGGTTTTTTAAATTTGGGTTTAAGAGACTAAATTATGCTTTAGTTGGTCCAGCTACTGATAGTTATCTTCATCCTGAAGTAAGTATATGGAATCCACCAGGTGATGAAGAATTTAGACTTAATGACACTGTTCATTGCCCAATTATTGTATTTGTCCATCAACTTCAAAACCTTTATTTCGCTTTGACAGGACAAGAACTAAAAATAATCGATAAACAATAAAAAATGGAAACCTCAACAGACATCCGTAAAATCAAATTCATACCCTTGGGCGACCGCGTGCTCATAGAGCCTGATCCAGCTGCGTCCATTACCGATACTGGCATCATCATCCCTGAGACAGCAAAGGAACGCCCACAACTTGGAACAATCGTTGCCTGCGGTGAAGGCAAGGACAACGACAACGAAATCATCCAAAAACTCAACATGATCCTTGTCAAACTGGACGTGTCGTTCAAGTATTCACCGTTGCACAAGTTTGTTCCTGGTATGCGTGTCCTTTACGGAAGGAACGCTGGCAGCGAAATAGACTATGACGGAAGGAAATTGCTGATTATGCGGTTTTCAGACATCGCAGGAATTTTGTAGTGAGCAAACGTAAACAAAATATCGATCTCAAGACCAGAAGCGGACAAATAGATTTTCTTGAGAAATATTCAAAGTTCCTTGAAGAACATGGATACCTTGATACTGATTGGAGAACAGAACTGCCTTTTGCTATTGATCGTTTTATGGCTACACTCAATAAGAAAACAAAATGAAACTGATCCTCAGCCCCAAACACCTTGCAAGGCATCTCTCCAAAATAGATTTCCCATTGGAAGGTGTGGCCACTGTCCGATTGGAACCAAAGGACAGGTTGGTAATCACTTCAACCTCAAAACAGGAAATAAAACTGTTGTATCACGCAGTTATTGAGAAGCCTGAATCAGAAGAAGAAATAAAGCAAATAGTCTGCGCTTGGGACAAACTTCTTGAAGTGGTCAAAACCATGCCCGACAGACCGATCATGTTCACCATAGATCACAATAAATTAGAGATGCTTATTCGGTTTTGAGATGGATTCCATACAGATAAAATATTGGATTGTTGAAAGGTTGAATCAAATTTCGATCGTTGAACTGACCGATGCTTCTTTTTACAAAGCCTTCCCGAATCCGAAAGGTTCTTTTGTCGATGTGGCCATAAAGAATATGCTTTTGGTGAATAACGGTAACAGGCCAATCGAAACCAGTGAGGAAATACTAGAATATTTTTGTAAAGCAAATGATTTGAAGTATTGGCGTGGCAATGATTTTCCGTTCAATCATTATTTCTGCAAAAAAATCACTCGGTTTTGAGTTCCTCGAGCAAATTGTCCATCTCATTTTCGATCTCTCCTTTGGTCTGTTTGATGTCCACACCCAATTGCAATGCAGCCAATTTAAGTGCTCGGTAATCCTTGAAGATGTTAGTGAACGTTTCCTTTTTGCGTTTCAATGCGTGTTCCTTGTCCTCGGGCTTTGAAGATGGGTTGCGCATCACAAGGTTGAATTCCTTTTTTGTCTGCTTGATCGCATCGCTCAGGCGGTAGACACGGTAACGGAATGCTTGAGAAATATCCTTCACCTCTGTCTTCTGGCCGGTGAACAAAGCAGTGAGTTCTTTCCCAAAGTCATATTGCTTGCCGTAGGTGTCCGTGGTGCCTTTTAGTGCTTTGGCAAGATTCTCAACCGATTTTACAGTTCCAACCTGTGTAATACTCTCAACATGCATGAAAATATCCATCGCTATTTCCCCTGGGGTTGAATAGGGGTTGTAAATCTGTCCACCTGTCTTTTTCTGGTTTCTTGTAACATCCTGATAAGCAGTCAGCACCATTTCCTCTGAAAGGAACGGTTGGAGTATCTGCCACGACATATCGAAAGCCGATTCTGGTATACTGTTACCGTTCATGAAGGCATAGAAAGGACGCTTGAGGTAACTGAAAGGATCGGAATAACCCATGTCCAGCAAGGTGATTTTGTCCGCCTGATGGCCAAGGTACAGGAACTCGCTGGTTTCCTGCCATGGGGCCACGAATTTGCGCAAGGCCTTGTCATCGTCATCGTCCATGCCCAAGAATGCCCTTGAGGCTATGGACGCTCCCAAAGGCAAGGAAACGGCTGTCATAAGTCCAGCCATACGCTGTGCACCAATAGATGCGGTTTCCTTTGAACTTAGTTCACTCTTGGCCAAGGCAGCTGTATTGTATGCCGTCCTGATTACCTCCGCAGGGAAGGCCACAAAGGAGCCTATGAACGGGTTGAATCGGAGCTCCTTCACGATCTTTGGCACCAAGGAATAAGTCGGATATGTGGAACGGACTATTTCTGCTGCTTTATCCTTTACCTGTTGTTTATTCCAATTTGGGAATGCTTTTTTGTAGCGCGAGTATTCGTTCTCGAAAGCGTATATCTTGTAAAGGTCGTCCTCGAACTGGTAAAGGTTCTGTGCCGTGCTTAAAACACCGTTTTTCACTTTCTGCAAACGCCCTTCATTAAGGCGCTCGAAGAAATCGTTGCCTTCCTTGATGTCACCGATGATCTTCCTCAATTCCCCGGCCGATGCTGAATCCTGGACGATGCCCAGTTTGATGTACTCCTGTAATTTCTCGCGCATGGCCTTGTCATTGGAATACAGGTTGGCAAATGCCGTCTGTGCCGCCTTTCCGAACTTGTCCAGCCGCCAATGGCCGTTGGCTATCACAAACCCAAGGTTGCCGAAGAAGTTGCGTGCGTGGGTCTGTATGGAGAAAATGGTCTTGCCTGCCTTGATGTAGCCGAAGAACTTCAAGAGGTACTGTATGAACTTGCTGTTGGCTTCGTTTGCGTTGAACTCAGCGAACGCCTGCGCTATCTCAGGCGTGGTGTAGAGTCCGTTCAATGGCGCCATGGTGCGCGAGCCTTCAGCTGCTATCGGTGCATAGAACTGTCCCTGTGGTTTATCGAACAGGAACTTCTCCATACCGTCCTTTCTAACATCCTGAAGGAAATGGTTCTTCGCGATCAGGTTTGCCATCTTGGTCACCGATCTGGCATAGTTGAGCAACGGGTCTCCGTATTCACCCATCAATGCCCTTATCTCAGGCGCGATCTCACCGCGTTTCTTAAGGATGGACAGATCCTTGGACCCGAGTTTTGAGCCTTTCATGATGGCCATAGGTGCATCGGGAGAATACAAAAGGTAATTGACAAGCCCCTGCATCTCCTCTTGGCTGTAGTTGGCGTATTTTTGACGAAGGAACGCCATAGCCTTGTTCTTCACTTCCTCTGGCACCGACCAGAACGGGTCATCGTATTTACGATAGCTTCTGGTCAAGTAAGTCCCTAAGTTGTCTGTGAACTTGGCCGATAGGTCGCCTGAGACAATACCTTCGTCTATGAACCGTTTGCTCAGGTTGTCCACTTGTGCGCGCATGTCCTGAATGATCTCGAGTGTCCTTTGCGGTATGGGGTTCAGCGGTTTCTTGCCGCTGAGAACTGCGTTCAAATCGGTCACCTGCGCATCGGTGATCTTTCCGTAGTCTTTCTCAATGGCTTTTTTGAGGTCACTAATGGTAAACTTTATCTGCGATTCGTATGCACTTATCTCAGCACGTGTCTTGTTCCAACGGTCGAAGACATGTTGTGGAAGGTACCCTTTTGAGGTGAACTGTTCCTTGAAGAACTTCTTGATCTTGTCGCCAAGGTCGGTGTCGAACAGGAAATTGTGCGACAGTCCGTTTGATACCACACCGATCGGGTTTTTCTTGCGTCTGTTGTATGCAACCACATCACTGGCTGTTTCAGGTGCCTGGTGCTGCAACTTGGAACGGTCAACGGTATAGGTCTTTTTGCCCGACTTTATCTTCACCTTAGATCCTTCTCGGGAGACAACAACACCTTGTTTGGTGGAGTTCTTCCATTCGAAGTTCACTTTGTCCTCTTCGCGCACATTGGTGGTTTCGTTCAATGTGGTCTTGGGCGAAGGCTCAGCGGTTTCGGTTTTAGTCTCGGTCTGTATGATCGAGGACTTATGCACCGGATACACCGTGTTACCGCTCTTGATCTTGTAACGGTCGTGCGATTCGGAGACTATTTCTCCTTCTCTTTCACCACCAAGCCATTCGAAGGTTACTTTTTTGCCTATTTTTTCTCCGACTCCATTCTCCTCCGTCCCGCTTTGGCTAGGCTCTGGAACTTCACTTTGCCGTACGTTTTCCTCCCTATTGACGCTGTCACTGCCGCTGGGTTCTTCACCCCCGGCTCCTTGCTGATTTTGCTCTCCAGTTCCTTGAACCGTTGACCCGATCCCAGCTTCGGTTTCTTTTGGTAGTTGTACATTGTCCTCTGGTGTTAAAATTGATTTATCAGTTTTTGGAGACTTGCTTCGCTTTGGTTTTTTAACGCCTGCTTCAACAGTTGGCAGTTTTTCAGCTTGTTGCGCTTGTGGTGTTTTTTCTTTGGTATTTTCTGGAACAGTTGGCTGTCCTGGTTGAGGTTGCTCAGTTTCAGGCGTTTCATTTTGCTTGGTTTCTGTGGATGTCTCCGACATAGATGTCGGAGACATGGCTGTTACATATTCGGAACGTTGGACTTTTCTGTTGCCTTCATTGTCTGTATAAGAATGCTCAAAAAGATCGGATGCGCCTTTTGTGTCCAATCCCTCAAGTTTTGTCCCTTTGTTTTTGTCGGAAAGTATTTTTATCCCCGATGGGTTGTTTTCAAATTCACCTGTTTCGTCATTCTTTACAAAATGATGCAATTCTATTTCAACGAATCCTTTTTTGGTTTTCTTTCTTTCAACTTCATAGTATTCGTCATCGCTGACTTTTACTTTGTCGCCTGTTTGGGCGTTTTCAACAAGCCAATTACCCAATGCTTTAGGCGATTGATCCGTTTTTGATTGTTCGCCTGCCGATTGAAATCCTTCATTTGCGTTTTGTGGTTTCTCAGGCGGATTTGGTTCCTCTTTGGGAACTACTTTTTCTTCTTGCGGGACTGGAACTTCACTTTGGACGCTGCTGACCGTTTGTCCCCCTTGTGCATTGGAAGGTTCTTTGGTCCCTGTCCGGGGAATTCGTGACTCCACTTTTCCGCTATCTGTGGATGCTTCATCCACATGTACCGGCGTTGCGCTTCTGACTGAAAGGGCATCGTTTTGTTGTTTAACGTTTCCTAAATCTGTTTTTGGATATTTCAAATTCTGTTCTGGCGAATTATTGGTCACTGAATGGGCACCAAGGCCTCCTACAGCACCTTGCGCCATTGCTTCCAAGCGTTCGCGGGACTTCTCGTTGGTGTTCGCATCGTTCCAAGATTTGCCAAGGTCGTTGCCTGCCGTCTGGCCAGCACCGATCTGTTCCATCCATGTCTGGGAATATTCCGTACCTCCTTCGATAGCACCTGCTTTGGCCATCATTGAGGCTCGGTTTCGTAGACTTTTCAACAACTGGTTCTTGGGAAATACCTTGGTGACGTTCTTTGCGCCAACGTAATCCAAAAGCCCTGCTGCTGTACCATAAGCAACCGATGCAGCTGGATGGTCCAGTTTCTGGTCGATGACCTGTTTTATCGTAAGATTATTGTCTGCTGCTATTTTCTTGATGCCGTCAAGGTAGATGCTGCCAACCTCTTGGCCTATTGAAGTTGTGCCAGCTGTTGCTATGCTTACTGGTATCTGTGCCGATGCTTGACCCAATGCAAAACTCAGCCAGTTAAGTGCATCTATAGGGTCTTTCACTTTTTGCAGGTTGGAGACCAAATCCTTTGACAGTTCCTCGCCTTTCTCACCGTGCTTTATGGACCAATCGATCAAGCCCTGTTTCGTACGCTTGATGCTTTCCTCTTGCTCTTTGGTATAAAGATTGGGCTGGGAGAAACTTTCGTGCTTGTCGGCCATGGTGGCCATGGCTCCTACTAAAGAAGATGGTAAATCATACGCCAACGTTTTCCATGCGCTTTTTGCAGCTGTGACTATAGGGTTTGATTCCTTTGGGCCTTCGCCCATCTGTTCAGCGATATATTCTTTTGCCTTCTGTTCATCGTTCTGCTGCATTGACTGCTCAAAACGTTTTTGCTCAGGCGTTTTTTGGTTCTCCGCCATGACTTTGGCGAACTGTGCATCCTGTTCAGGCGTGGGATTGATTGGTGTTCCTACCTTACCATTTGCCGCGGGCTGTGAAATATTTCCCTCTGGTGGAGGTTGAGGCAAAGAGGTTTCCGAACCAGGAAGCGATTCGGGTACTGAAATATCTTTTTTTTTTACAAATCCGAACTGGTCTTGAAACTCCTGTAGACTTTTGCTGTAAAGACCACGGCCCTTGAGTCCTTCATAAAGTTTGCCTATCGATACATCGTTGCTGAACTGGTCCTGGAAATCATTGAAGGTCTTTGTGTAAAGGCCTTTCTCGACCATTCCGTCATAGAGTTTCTGCTTTGGGTCCAATACCTGCTTTCCCATCTGTCAAAGGTCGTCAAATGCGCCTTTTTCAAAGTTAGCGTTATTTTCCTTCCACTTCAAATACGCGTTCTCGTTCATCTTTTCAGCCAGTTTCTTGCCGTGGTTGTGCTTCATGTAGTTGAAATACTCTGGGTTCTTCATGTCCACTGGAATATCGTGCACGGTAGTGAATGGCTTTTTGTTTCCCATCAAATCATTGGAAGTTCCTTCCTTCAGCACCAGTCTTATCACTGGCTTGTTGTCCTTATAGGCGGTGGTTGCACTCTGTATCTCCTTGCCGTCCCATTTGTTGTCGGAAGGTATTGGCACTTGTGCATTAAGGAATTCAGGGTTTTCAATTTTACCCTTAAAGAATTTGGGTACGATATTTCCTACCTTACCAATAATTGGGAATCCCATACTTGGAATTTCTTTTGTAGTTGCAAGGTTGTTCAATGCCTGCATCTGGTCGTTGGTTACCTTATAATGGTCTTCCTGTACACTTGTACCCTCTTTTTGTGCTTGGGTATATGTTCCGATCGATCTAGTGTATTTTTTGTTGACTTCTGTCTGCAATTGTCTGACAACTGGTTCTACTTTATCGTACACCAACGAATTGAACTTGGGGTCCGTCCTGATCTGGTTGTACACTTCTTGGACACGGTTTAGGTTGCTTGGGTCTTCCCCGTTTGCACGTAATTGATCCTCTGCAACCTGCCAATAGGCTTTGTTCTCTATGCGGGGATCACTGTGGATCAAAAAATTTGTGGTCTCACCGATGTTCTTGAAACGCACGCCATGCTGTTGTGTTTTTTCCAGTTGGCCGAATGGTGTATTTATAATTGTTCCTTCAGGCGCGTAGGTCATCTGTGACTTGATTGGTCCCAATGAATCAGTCACCAAGGCATTGACATTGTAAGCACTAGGATGTGAGTTCATAGCCCTTAGTTCATCTGTATTGATGTTGTTAATGTGTTTATCTATGAGTCTTCCATTGGGATCTACATCATACAATAAACTTGACCTGAGTTTGGTCATGGCATTAGTATCGAACTTGTTCCTGTCCTTCAAATATTCCTGTTGGTGCTGTTTAACAATATCTTGGGCTTCATTTCTTTTGGCTATATTACTGTTCACTGTTGATTCATCCTCAGCCAATGCCTGCTTTATCTCAAGCCCAGACAAATGCGGGTTTTTCAACGCCATGTCATAAGTTTTCTTTTTGTGTGCACCTATTTCGCGTAGGCTTTCCTCTTGTTGGAATGTACCTGGTTTGTTGAAATCACTTTTCAAAAGTTCTTGATCTCGTTGATGTTGCTGCCGCTGCAACATCTGGTCATAATAGCGCTTGTTCAAAAGGTTCTGGTTCATGAACTGCTGCCTGCGCAACAGTACATCCAATCCCTTGTTGCCCTGGAATATCTGTGCCTCTCCTGCACCTGTGCCTATTACTCCTAGGGTGGTCATTTACGATGGTGTTTCATTAGGCGATGGATAATCCCTCATGCTCCAGAATGATGAAGATGGTCTGTTCCAATAATTTGGTATTCCATAAGAGCCACCGTAACCACCGCCACCATAGCCACCCTTCAATGAAGCTGTCTGTGCAGCGATACCTGTCAGATCGTTGACCGCGCCATATCTGTTCTGCATGGCTGCCCCTTCAAGTTGACGCTGGTAATTAAGAAACTGTTGTTGATCTTGGTTTTGAAATCCTGCCACATTGGAATTTGCGGCCATCAATTTGCCCAAAGCGTTCTGTTTGAAGTTTTGGTACCTTGAGGCAATGTCATTGTTCATTTTGTTTTTCAATCCCCCTTCGATATTGGCTGCACTGTTGAGAATATCGGTTGCCGATCTTGCGTTGCGTTGGACATTGCCTATTGCATTTGAAACAGTCTTGTCATTGCGTGCTTCGTCAGCGCTCTGACCTGCGTATGTTGTCGCATTGGCTTGTTGTTGCGCAAGTTTTTGATTGTCCAATGCAGCAGGAGGAACATAGTTTGTTGGCTTCTGGCGCTTGGCAGCAGTATCCTGCTGGTTCGCCTGATAGAGTTTGTATGTTGTGCCTGCTACGGCAACTGCACTTGCGACCCAGGTCATCGTAACGATAATTTAAGTTTGAATTTTCTCAAAAACCTAATAATAGGATTCTCTTGCAATTTCCTAAATTTTTCATACTCTTCATAATCCTTGGCAATCACGATATTTTCCAGTTTTTCAAGGTCTTCCGTATTGCTCGGGTTTGAGTGAACAGTAATCCACCAAGTGTCGGTCAAGCAATGGAGCATCCTTTTAGTGCCATCTTCTGAAATCATGGACAATGGGCCTTCCAATAATTCAGGTCCGCGTCCTTCTGTTATCACTTCCACTATTCCTGACATCAAAAAGTTAGGATGTTTGTGCTTGTGGATTTTGCCTGTCAAATATGTGCCTGCGGGTATCCTTATCTCGCGCACGTAAATACCATCAGTGAATGAATGTTTCAGTGGACATACTTGATTATCGCCTATCAACACGTTTTCGTTTTGCATCAACAATTCCTCGAAATCGAATATCTTCTCCCTGAGTTCCTTTCTGAGGGGATGCGATCTGTCCAATGATTTTTTATTCAGTGTACTCACTTTTAACATAGGCGAGGTTTATGAACTGCATGGAGTTCTTGTTTGTGGAGTCATCGTTCACTTGTAGCAATAAATATTTTGAACGCATGTCATCTCCTTGACGTAGCGATATAGTTGCATATACAACCAATGAATCTATCACTATATGTGCACTACCCAATCCTGAACCATCATCTTCATTTTTAACACGTACACAGATAGAATCAAAATTACTTGGTGATGGTACATTTATAATATCAGAAAAAGTACCGTTCCCTTCTACCGATACCAAAGCAGTGTAAACCACCACACCAGATAAAATAAGTTCAATTGTAAAATCAAATGCTTTTGTAAATCCATTTGTGATGGTGAATGAATAATTTATTTTATATGCAATACCTGCCAATCCAGATACAGGAAGTTTATACCTATTGCTTGCATAAAATAAAGCAGTGTTCAGCAAATTCACACTTGGATTTGATGATATGGTCCATGCTGCCGTACCTACACTTGCATCATTTGAACCGCTTGACAATACAGGAGCTATGTTTATCGTATTGAAAGTAAGTAATTCTATCAGTGTGTTGACATCCTTTAATATGTTCGCATAAAACGTGTTCTCCTTTTTCTCGAACTCGTCAGATTTGAGATATGAATACTGTCCTTCCTCAGTGAAAAGTTCCACCTGTTTGAAGTCCACATCTGATGAAATGGATTCCATAGCAAGATCGATACCCATGAAGTCCTTTGACCATCCAGGGTGAGGGTTCACTGCAAGTTTAAGGAACGAGGTGTACTGCACTCCATAGAAATTATTGTAAATGCTGTTTTCGTTATGCACCCAAAATTGTCCGTTCTTGAAAGAGACAAGCTTGTTGTTGATTTTTCCATAAAATTCAGGGATGAATGCATACCTGATCGTCCATTTGTCTTTCTCATAATTGAAAGCGATAGTCTCGCTTGCGCCTGTCCCGTCATTGAAAGTCAATAGGTATTCTTTGTTGAAAGGATCATGTCCCCCGATGATTTTTACACCGTCCTTGTTGGGAAGGTACAATTCGGATTTTGTCCTGAAATATTCCTTCCTTCCGTAATTGCTGATCGGGAACTGTCCTTCGTTGGTATACCTCCAAACTGCGCCTGCGTAAATATCGAAACCGAAAACATTTCCTTCTATGTAAACAACCGATTCAGGATGGTAACTTCCATAACCACCATCTTGTAGCGCTCTGTTATAGGCGACCACATCAGAACTGGCAATCAAATCCTGTGATCCGTCTGATTTTGTGATGACATTTTCATTGGTATACACCACCGTTGAATTGAATTCATGTACTATCAACAACCTGTTTCCTACCGTCAAAATCTTGGTGATCGCTCCGCGTTCATAGGGCAATGAATACTGATTGCCAGAATCGAACGAACTGAGTCCGTTGATATTGGTGTCCTGTACATAAGTATTGCTGAAACGGATGACCGATGTCCGTGGAAAGGCTTTTTTATCCAAAACATCCGCTATTGTTTTGCCTTGGCTTCTTGCAACTTTAGTGTAGTCAGAAACTATTATTTTAACATTGCTGAACACACTTGGTTGCGATGGATATACATTGGCGTTTTCCACATTTTGTGTGTTCACCAAAGTAGTTGTAGGTGTTGGGCTTTCGGCAAACAACAGACTATCTGCGTTCTGTTGCAACTTGGTGACACCTGGAAATCCACCCCGCCCATCGATGGCACTTACGTAAGTCGTCTCGGGACTATGGGTATTATACGTTTGTTGAAAATAAAATTGAGATTCACCATTTGTTTTATACAGTGCATCGGAAAAGAAAGCGCCACTATATAAAATGTTTGCTCCTTTTGAGTACAGATAGGTTGGACCTTGCAGATCCTTGATGGATGGAAAAGTAAATGTGCCATCTGCATTAACCTCTATCCTTTTGCCTATTTCATAAAAAACATTGTTGGAAGGAGCATCTTTTGGCACAAAAAACTCAACAGCAAATGAAGAAGGAAGGCTTGACCAATCGGTTATCCCGAAGTTGTTTATAACTACGTAATCACCTATGATATTCTGTATTTTCTCAATGTTCGTTGTTATAGGAAGCGAATTTGCTTTTATGTAATTATCGATACCGACTGGCCGTACATAAAAAGTAGTATCCAAAGTGACCGCAAAATCCTTTGGTATCTGCAACCATATTTGCGAAAAGTCGGCTTGCAATGCAGGTTTTGCCTTTGTGAAAATCCTTCCATTTATCAATACTTCTGTACCTGCAACTGAATACCCTGTCACGTTATCGTACTTATAGAAATAAGGCCTTACATTGGACTGATGGTATGTTTGATAAAATTGGTCCTCAGTGACGCAAAGGCTTATGAACCTTACCTTTGGGCTAGTTGAAAAATTACCGGAGACATCAAAATCCAAAGTCCTGTTATTGTACGAGCCGTAATGTTCTATTTCGCCTCCCAATGGCCTGCTGTCCCTTTTGGTAAAATCATTTGCAATTGTCAGTTTGGTGGGCGAAACAACGCCCATGCAACGTAATTGATAATCAAAGACTGCTATACCGAACAGATGGACTGCATTGTTTTTCCAATAGGTTTTGAAAGGATTGGGCATCACCCTAATCAATTCCCAATTTCTTGTATATGTCCCGACAAGTGCAGTATAGGCAGCATCTATTCTTATGGTGGCAACCCCAGCAGTTATTGATATTACATTTCCGCCAAGAAAAAAACCTCCTGAAGCAAATCCTGGCAACGCGTCTGATGTGTAGAACATAACCCTATCGCCAACCACGAAACTTGTGACAAATGGAGTTATAAAACTCTGGTTGCTGGCAATGGTCAAAGATCCATTCCATACATCGTGTGATGAATCCTTTGTGTAACGTGGTGTTATTGTTATAGTAGGCGAATCAAGAACATCGAAATTCTCTTCATCGGCCGTAACGAAAACCCTGTTCTTGTGTAGACAAAGTGCTTTTGAGAAATTGGGTACCGCTTCAAAAAGTTTGCTGGTGCTAGTAATGTCTACATCGATCAGATTTGCATTTTTCAAATCAAAAACAGCGCTTAATACGCCTGCCGAATTGAATATTTTCCATATTCTCCAATTCCCTGTATTGTTTTCCCTATAAAGGAATTCCACCTGCTTAACTATGGCAACATTGACATTGTCAAATCCGCCATTGACAAATACTGAAATCGTGTTTTTGTAATTATACACAAATTCACCATCGACAACGTTTGTCTTTGTCTTGTTGAAAAAATCAGGATCGAAATCGGCATAACTCAAATCGGAATAAGGGGCAATGACCGAATATTCATTGTCAAGATATTTGTACCTATAACTGAACTGTATGTTTTTGTCGGTTATTTTATTGATGATGTCCCCGTCATCTACCCTTGCATACTCAGGATGTTGCAATCCGTAAAACGTGTCCTGCGCCAAAATAGGAGGTATTATCGGGACAGGTCTTATCAATGTGATGTCCTCCACAAAGGAACTTGAATAATCACGCTGCATATTGATTACGCGCTGTGGATTAAACCCATCGCTCCAATAAAGCAATTGACCTATGGAACCTACGCCTGTTATTAAATACCTTCTGTCGTTCTGGAAATTCAATCCTAATATTTGGATCAAGGTAACTATCGAATCAGTCTCAGGCGAATACGCATATACTCCATGGTCACCGTTGCTGTTGTAGTTCCAGAAAACAAGCCTGTTGTTCAATTGATCTTCGTAAGTACCTATACACACATTGCTGCCAGACGGAAGCGAATTGCTTTTTAGCACGTTCCCTTTCACGTTCTCTGCCCTGAGCGATGAACCGCTCTCCGAGGTATAGTAATGTTTATTGAGCCCGTCGATGACAGGGTTGATGATGGATCTGTTGCCATCATTGCCCAGTTCTACCGCCAAGGGGGAAATATCAGTATTGATACCGACAGGTTTTATTTTCTCGATCAGGATCATGGTATTTTAGGCGTCATTTGATAGCCTTGGTAGAACAGCCATTGATATATGTCCTCGAGCCTCAAGTCCCAGTTGCGATCCATGATCTTCAAAGTCTGGCGCCTGAACTCTTCTTTGGAATCTTCTTTCTGTGACACACTTGCCGTTTTGCTGTGGTGGTAATATTCCTTGAGTATACCTGCCACAATATACTCTGCTTGAAATGGATGTATCAACGTTTCTTTCTTAGGATCCCAGATATTAGATAAGTACATGAGGTACACTGGCTTCTGCAAATTGATGTTGAGGAACGTGCCTGCGAATTGCAGTTCACTCACATCTTTGTTCCTGTTCTCTGTGAAATATCCGAGTCCGTTGTCCTTTACAACAAGCCCGTACAGTTTTCCTGGGTCTTCACCAAGCGGTGTAAGGTTCAAATAAGGGAACATGTAATCAGCCTGCGTTGGCAACTGTGTGATATCCTGCATGTATGTCGGCTGAGGATTCGGAAGTTTCTGATTATTGTTGTTAGGATCTTTGTCAAAATACAAAGCGATATTGTCGTCTTTGACGAAGGTCATTACATCGCTGCCGTTCTCGATCCCTACTGAAATCCAGTCAATTGCATCGTCAGGTAACTGAATAGCTAACCATGGCTTCCAATTTACTCGGATAGTTCTGATGTCTTTGTTGAAGTCAAAATGAATTTCTTCTGCGTACTTTTCAGCCCATCTCAAAAATTGGAATTGTCTGTGCATGGTTTCGCCAACATCATTTAATGCGTCATTGACAATTTCCATCAAAGGCCTATATGTCAATTTTGAACCCCTCATAATTTTGTCCAACTTTTAAAATTCTTAATTGCTGAAATCTGAGATTGTGAAACCTTAAATTTTTTAGCTAAGTCTTTTTGAACCCCTCCCATGGAAAGATAATTTCTTATCTCAATGACATCATTTAAGGTCAATCGTGCATTTCCTGAATTTTCACCATGTGGATTACGATAAGTTATAAGACCTATTTTATAAGCATGTTTACTATTTTCAGATATAGTTACCCACTCTAAGTTTTCCACACGGTTGTCGGTCTTGATGCCATTGATGTGGTTGACACATGGTTTGTTTTCTGGGTTTGGAATGAAGGCTTGAGCAACCAAACGATGAACCCATACTCTTGTTTTTACATTATTTTTAACCAAAGTAACTTTTGGATAAAAATTACGCATCGTTTTACTAATGTCTAATACTAATATTCTTCCTTTTATTTTTCTACTAGAATTATTTCTTCCTCTTAAAATCTGATCGAAAGATTTAACCCTCCCAATATTTGATATTTGATATAGATTTTCATAATCAATAATATCTTTCCATATTTCTGTTTCACATTTCATTTTGCAGGTGTTTCAATTCTCAAAGGTGGTGACATTTCCATAGCCATGAACCTATCATAAACTTTGTCGATCATCTCGGGCATGATCGGCAATGGATCGTTTTCCCCAATTGAATCAGGCGCGGCAACGATCAATTGCACGATCACTTTGTTTGTTCCGGGAACATTCGGATTCGCGCCTTGTGGTTCAGCGTATAGGTTATAGAACTTTATTTTGAACCCTTCCACCCATGCAATGTTGATGCCTGCATAACGTGCGGTTCTTGTCTTGAGATTGACCGCAGGATTGTGCGACAAAACAAACTCAGTTCCAGTGGGATTGCCACTGGCCTTCATTGCCCTTTGGTAAATCCTGTGGATACCTCGATTGAACGGAAGTGCCATATAAAAATCAGGAAGCAATATGTAGGCGCAATCGGGATCGTTCGTCAGTGTGAGTTCATACGAAGCGATACACTGTGTTATGGCGCTGCGGTCGTTTTCGTTCCATTTTTCGAAATAGATAGGCTTTAAAATCTCGTTGAGTATTGTTCTGAGTTTGAAGATCACATCCTGATATGTGAATTCGGATTTGTTCTCTTTGTCCCCACCGACACCTCTGTCAATGATTGTCGCAGCCAATTGTTTCAAAGTGACACTCATTTTGCTATCGGTTCAAGTTGACGCTGTTGATTACTGTATTGGACGAGCTCCGCAGAACGCATATTTATTCCAAGGTTTGCCAATGTGCGCTCCATGAGCACATCATAAAGTTCCTCGCTCCATTCGGTATCAATGCTGTTGGCATCATCGTATATGTAACGGTCGCCGCTCTGGGTGAAAGCATAGACAGGTTTTGTCGGACGCTTCAACGATGAAATTCCTACATAAGTGAAGGCATTCGCTGGAAGAACCGTCAATTGCTGACTGAAATTACTTGCAATAGGATAAGTTGCGGTAGGTGTTTTAACGGGATGGTTTGCCCTGTACAGATATTTCTGGTTGTCAATCCACAAAATCTCAGTGTTGTTGGATGTGGGTGTGATCTTCCAAAGTGACAATGTGATACCTGCACCAGCAACAACCACTGTCAACGTCTTTTGTGAGGTGAATGTGTAGGGGATTATCATTTGGGCGTTGGTGACTGTACCCGTGAAAATCTGGACTCCATCAAGTTTCAATGTCACCGTTGCAGGTGCAGCATAAGTAACTGTGTTTATTACTATCCAATGTGAAAACCCATTGTCATAACCATTCAATGCTATATCGACAGATCCGACCGCGTAAGAACCTGCATCTATGAGTTTTGTTATTGTCGGGTTGTTGAACCCTTCCATCAAATAGATGTAATCCTGTGAAGAATAATTTGCCAGACCATTGTACATCTGTACTATCTCCTGTTGTTGGAACACACGCAGATAAGTGTCCATTACACGGATCTTCTCAAACAATTTGATGTACTCGCGCCAAAGGTTCAATGATTCCGCATGGAGTTCGGTGACTATTTTATCAGGCGAATGGTATCCCGACAACCCTTTTTTGGTTGCGAAATTGACACGATTCACCAAATCACTTATGAATTTCGCCATTTCTTTACAGAATCAATACCACTAAGATACTACCAATAACACCAAACAACCCTCCTTTGAACAGGTTTTTTCTGGCTTTTTTGACTAGTGCCTTTTCTGTCTGCACATGAAGACTATCCGCTTTTGCGTAAGCATCGTTCTCGGATGTAAGTTTTTTGTTAACTTCCTTGAGTGTGACCACAATGCCTTCCGACTTTTCGAGTTCCATAGAGTATGAGGAAACCAATCCTTTCAATGCCACATTAACCGTGTCACAGTCCGCAGCGGTGACCGAAAAATAAATGATACTGTCCTTATGCGTAATAGGTTTGACAGACTTTGCAAAATTGTACTTTGCCTCTGCATCCTTGGCCTTTTTCTCAGCTGCCACCCTTTTGATATGGGAGTCATCAAGTTTTTTTTCCTTTTGCTTCAAGGTATCGTTCAATGAAGCGATGTCTTTTTTGTCCTGTTTTATTACTTCGTGTAGACTATCCAGTTTTTTGAAATCAACAGAAACCACTTTTTCTTTTTGGGCGAACAACATCCAGCCTATCAGAAATCCGATTGCAATTGCCACCAATAAATGGATCGGTTTTATCATGCCTTCAATATTTTCTTTGCCCTTTCGTAAAACTCTAGCCTTTGCGCATAACCGTTGGCATCGCCTATTTTCTGCGTCTTATGACCTTTGTTGACTTTATCCGACACACCATCAATGTCACCGATGTCTGCGAACACATTGAGTCCGTTTGATTTCCAATAATCACCAGCTGATTCACACGCCCATACTGGACCCTCCAATAACTCGGGATGGGCAATGAAGTCAATACCGAATTTATCTTTTAGCACTTGGTAATTCTTGCGGCCTGTGATCTGGAAAATACCACGGCCCTTAAATCTGTAACCATCGCCTATTTCTGAATTACCCAGTGAAAAAGCCAGATAGTTTCTGTCAGTCAAAAGCAACGCTGGCCATTTTTGGCTGAAATCCCTTTCATATAATTTTTGGTGCTCACTGCCCCATAGTTCACGTGTCAATGCAAAAGATTCGGATTCAACGGCTGCCTGTGAAATGAAAGCAGATGCCCGGAGAGCGCTGTTTATTTCATATTTCGAGAATACATTGTTTAGCGGTCCGCAGAAACGGTCCAATGAATCTATTGTTGCGTTTGGCATTATAGCCTTCAGATCGTCCTTGGTGATGGTCATTTATTGATGAAATTGAAAAATTCCTTCTGTATCTCCTCTGGTTCGGTACCGGTTATGCAAAAATCGACACCTATGCGTTTTGCGTAGGCGATGTTGTCCTCTAGTATCTGACGTCCTGAGTACAGTAGGTATTTTATTCCTTTCAGTTTAGAATCCTTTTTCACATCGTATGCCAGTCTAAACCCATCATGGAAAGGAAGGTTTGAATCCGAAAGAATGACCTCAATATTATTTTCATGGTGGAGTATTTTCAATGCCTCCCTACCGTCCTCTGCGGTCATTACAGTAATATTGCTTTTTTCCAGCCATTCCTTGATTGCAGCCATTCTCTTTGAATCATCCTCGACCAATAACGCTGTCATCCTTTTTGGGTTAAAAACCACTTTATGAATTCTATTATCGCACCTCCCACCACCACTGCGCATGTCCACAACAATCCCCTCACAACATTGTTCTTCCAAGCCAGCCTGTCATGGTTCTCCAGTTTCTCCTCATGCTTCCCGAGTATCTCCATGATCTTTTTGTTGATCTGTACAAGACCTGGTTGGTGCTCGTTCAATGGATCACCGTAGATAGCGGTATGATGTACTTTCAGGCGCTCCGAATGGTCATCTTGCACCTCCATTATCTTGTCCAGGATTTTTGCCATCGCCAACTATCTTTTGGTATTTTTCTATTATTCGGTCTTGGTACCTTATTATTTTTTCATTCGTTTCGTTGTTCCACTGCAATGTCCTGTTCTCATTCATCAATTTTTTAATGTACGTCAAACTTATGGCAAGCAAAAGTATCAACGAACATAGAACCACGTTAATCATCCCCAAGCCATGCGAATATGCAACACGTAACGACATGGCTTGAAATACCGCTACGTCCGTTTCCTGAAAGCCCCAATTGTTCCCATGTGACCCACACAGAGGTATAATGTACGCAATACTCAAAAATATACCATAGCTGGATAACAAACATGATTTTTGCCATCCTGGCGATACTGAACCTGTCTTTTTCATTGGTAGTCAATGCTGCTGATACGATGATGGTTATCAGGAACAATTCGACCAATAAAATATTAAATCGCCAGAATGCCCATTGGAAGGTAGAAGTTTGTCCTATATAAAGTACCCACCAATGGATAAGATCACTATCGTACGGCAAAGCAGAAAAAGCGACCCTCAAAATGAAGATCGCCAAAAATGTGTAATATATCGCCCTAGCGTTCATTATGACGTAGGCGGACCTCCAGGAGGTGGTGGCGGGGTTCCTGACTGAAGGTAAACTATCTTACCTTCCTCGTTCATTTTTTCCACCCAGTCCAAGAGTTCCTTGGTCGGGTTTGAGGACTGCACGTAAATGGGTGCATATTCCTCTGCTGTTTTTTCTGGCATGTTATTTTATTATTTTGTTGCGAAATAATTTTTGGTCTTCCCTACTCCCCACATGATTCCTTCCCACGCGAAACCGCTTGCTCCTATAAGGGCATCCGACCATTTAAGGTTGATATTGGCGAAACTGAGCACGTCAACTCCGTAGCCCAATTTCATAATCAAGAACAATACAAAGCAACAGATCAAAGAACCGACCCAGTTGTCCCATTTTTCTGAAATGTATTGCTTGATAGGAAACTGACGGTGCACTTCGTCATCTTTATTTTTATCAAGTGAAAAGATGGCAAAGTTCCACAGAAGCCAGCCACCTAGAGCAAACAGTATTTTCATTTCTTTTTGGGTTTAAGTGTCAATGTTATTTTGTCTTCGCTTGGCTGAGCAATGTTTTCTATCCTTGTCAAATCAGGAACCTTAGCAGCGATGAATGAATTCAATAGCAACTGGTTTTTTTCCGACAATCTTTGTTGCTCAGCCTCGATGGTTGTACCTCCAAGGCGTTTTATTTCAGCATTGTTTGATTTGATCTGTTGGACAACCCAATTGTTCAATACGATTGTGGAATCATACGATGTTTTTTGTTCTTCTTTTTTCTGCCCCAAGCAGATGATTGATGATAGAATAAAAATGAATGTTGAAATTTGTTTCATAAAAATTTTGGTTATCGTATTCGTCTTGCTCTTATTTCGCCTACAAATTGAGGGTTGCCAACTGTAAATGTTGCCTGTGCATTCAAATAATAAGTAGTACTACCACTTATACTGACACGGTACGGACCTATCACATCGGTGAATTTTGAAGTCCCCAATAAAGCGGCTTGTGGTACATAGGATATATTCAATCCTTCTGTTGCCCCAGATGCACTAGCGGTTGTTGTACTGATTACAAAAATGGCATTTGAAGCAGCTGTGATAGTGGCAGAATTTGAACTGTATGTAAACAATGCAGATAAATCCCAATCGCCTGCGGTCAATGTTATCGATGTGATATTTTGATATGTTGCTGTTGTAGTGAAATTAGTATAAGTACTGATGTTGGAATTTATTTCTTCTCCAACGTTACCTGCGATGGCTGCATCATTTGTAGTGGACCCTATAATGCCAAAAACAGTTCCACCTGTCTTGAAAAACAGATGTCCATCAAGTGTCAATGCAGAAGGACGAACAAAAGTGTTCGCGTTTGTCCCTGCTATCGGAGCATGTACCAATAACCCTGTTGGTTCGGTGGCAGTAGATGCCCCTACAAAAGATAATGTCTCAGCACCTATTTCAAAATTTGCCTGACCTGCCAATGCGCCCGTAGCCCATTGTTGGGTAGAAGGAGAAATGAGCACATTTTGTTTGGGCGTGCTGGCCGTTATACTTGTGTGATTACCAGGCGTAACTGTTATTATGGGGGCCCATGCTGCTGCCAAATTGCTTTGAGAAAATGTAGTACCTGTATTGGTAATGGATGCCCTTGTTGTTCCACTCGTAATAAGATTTATTGTACCACCTCCAGCATTTATATTTGAACTTGTAAACTGCATTGAGTTACCACCACTTGTAAATGTCATAGTACCAGATGTTCCCACTGTTAATATATCAGCGTAGGCTGCCCCATTTATTGAAGCTCTCAGTCTCCATGTTGCTGCCGGATTTGAAGATCCTTGTACTGGCAACACATCTGCTATGTATTTCACTGATTGACTTGCTTGTATTGTGGTTGATCCGTTTCCTTGTCCCTCCCAAGTTATCGAACCAGATAATTGCTGCGCTCCTACATTGGCAAGTGTAGGATTTTGTAGCCATAATCCAGCACCATCTGTTTGTGTAGTGCCCAAAGAAGGAAAAGATAATTTCAGGGTATTGGTTGATGATCCAGTCAATGTTCTGGATGCCGATAGGGTTCCGTCATTATTATAAATGTTTACTGGGGTTCCAGCCAAGTCTGTATAATTCAATTGGGCCACAGTGATATTCCCGCCCAATGATGTCTGCTTTAGTACTTGTGATGCCCCCCCTGTGCCTGATAGATCTGTGTTAGTTCCACCATAAGGTAATCCTATCCTTGTACCCTGCCAAGTCCCTGTACCTATAGTACCAAGAGTAGTTAATGCCACAGAGAAAACAGGAAGCGAACTGAATGTCTGCACACCTGTGAATGTCTGAGCTGCATCTGTTCTGGCCACTGTGATATTAGCATCAGGCCAAGTGACTGTTCGTGTTGTCGCTGTGGAAATTCCACCTAGGCCAAACCTTAATATCTTCGTTGCATCCGTGCTGTTCTTGAAAAGATCGATGTTGTCGGCAAACGGTGTACTTGATCCACCACCTCCTCCTATAAAGGATGAAATCTGGTTCATGGTGAACTTGACCGTGGTGCCGTTCTGCGTGGAAGGAACTACCTCACTGCCCGTGATA